GTCATATCAATGCTGCCCATAAATAACTCCTTTCCCATTTATTCTATATAATATAAAGCGTAGACTTAGTTGCGGCTTTGTTATGTGATTTTCTCCTCTGTTTCTATAACAGCCCAGACGTTTTATTTAATTTCTAAGCATAACGTCTGGGCGGAGCCGCCGGTGCTTTTCCGGTCGGCTCCAGTGACCGTTACTCATTGAGTAATCCTTTTTCAAACTTTGCTACCATTTCCTTAAATCTGCCAACGTCCGCTTCCTCCATAATCCAACTGCCGAAATGGCCGTACTCACATTTATACCCAAATACATACTTTAAAGCTGACCATATTCGTCTGTACCGGGGAAGTTGATAATCTAAAAAAACAGATGCGAATATCTCAGGTTCTTCTATATTAAGAGTAAATCTTAATACATGTTCAGTCATACCGCATTGACACTCAAAAAAATATGTACCATCTAACATAAAGATTCTCCTTTTAAGTTTCCCAATGAGCCCCAAAGATTCTTATGCCTCCAGGAAGAAAGGAGAGGATTGCGATAGCTTCAGCCAGTTCATTGAATACACGAGCAACTTCTCCTTTCTTTTTACTCCCAAAGAGTAGCACGTCTCCTTTCTCGCCTAAAAGTTTTGATATATTTTTTGCTTCAAGTTCCTCAAAATCCTCTTGTTTAGGTTTTCCTCGTTCTATCCACTGTTGAATTAATAAAGGGACCGCAGTAGATAAAGCTATCTCTATCGAATTCTTATTTAATTCCATCTTATTTAATTCCATTATGTATCCCTTTTTAAATTAGATCCCACTAACCCCGCCACTCCAGTTATTAAAATATTCATTTGCCTTCCTTCCTTTTCCCTTCTTTAGAGTTTTTTGTATGTCGCTTGAATAGGCCGTAACACTGCAAATAAGCAAGGCTGACGATCTTGCAATCTTACTGGATTCGGTTCATCGTCTTCAAGCGCAAGCCATTGAGGTTTGCCTGCATAGCTTATCTCAGCGCCAGCATCATCAAGAACTGATATAACCCGTACCTGATAAATAGGTACAATAATGACACTCATATTACCACGCTCACATTCTGCAATAGCCTTGCGTACCCATTTCATTACGCCTCCAGTAAAAGGAGGATTTACCCAATTTCTCTTACCCCAATCAATAGTTAACCCATCAAAGTTATCAGGTCTTGGGTGAGGACAAGGATCAAAATCAAATTCAAATTCCTTGTATAGTTTTGTCCTCATTTCGGGGGGTGTTTTCCAATACTGTTTTTTCATATTAATAAATTCTACTTTTCTATTCGCTGAAATATTTCATAAATAAAGTTTATGGCGTATTCGGGTAATTTTATCCTACCCTTATTTTTTTCATAGTATTCCTTTGCGGTATCCCCGAATTTGTATGCCATAGCCATCCAGTCAATAACCATATGTACACAATGCACTTCCCATTCAACGGGATCTGACGTACTTCTATCTGTCCAATATTCCCAATGATGCGGATTTTTTAATATGTGATGGTTAAAGGCCTTAGATAGACTGTATTCTGGTTCATGTTCCGTAGGAAAAAATACTTTTCTATATTGTACGAATTCAGCTTCGGATAATTTGGATAAATCATGCTCCTCAACTTCACCCCCTATCCAATTATACACATAATCATCATAAATAAAACGCATATCTTTACATTTTAATTGTAGTTCTTTCCATGCCTTACGAACATTAAGAAGATGCTCTTCTAAATAATCCAGATATTCACGAGATTTTTTTATTAGCTCCAATCCTATCATAAATTACTCTTTAACTTTTTTAATCTATTGAGATATCTCCTATGCCTATAACCTTTTTGTTTTATACCGCATTCCTCACAAAATTCTCTATATGTCCCACGCAATTTCGCAGGTTTTCCGCATCGTATACAAGAGCCTTTTGCTTTCTGTATTAATTGCCATTTACGTTGTCTGGATACGGTTTCTATGCTCATATTAATAAATCACTATAATCTTTATATATTCTGCCTCTTAAACTACCACTGCTATGTGCTTGGGTTTTTATTTTTTGCCATTCCGGAAAATATACAGCATCATTATCACCAAGATGGGTAACCCTAACTTCATTAACATATGCAGATAACAATTTCTTTTCTCTTAATTTTATAAAAAAGGATGCATCTTCGTAATCATACAATTGTCCTTCTACAGAATAACCGCCTACTTTTTCGTAATCTGCCTTTTTAAAAAGCTGACAACCCCCTGCCACATTTACAGTCTGAGCTACCATAAAAGTAAACGGGCCTATACTCATCGGTAACGTAGTATCAAAAATATGATCGTCGGGAGGCAATGCTCCCCCTAAAACTAAATTATATCTTGGGCTTAAAAGAGAAAAAGAAGGATGTATTTTAGAAAAGCATTGGTAGGCTTTGGATAAACAAGATACATCATCCGAATTACTGAACATAATATCCCCATCTACAGTAAGTACATAAGGAGTTGTAGTTTCTCGGATAGCAATATCTAAAGCTTTGGGCTTACCTATATTGGATTTATATTGATATAAAGTATGTTTGCTTTTGGAAGAAAAAGGGGGGGCAGAAACCGATTCAAGATAGGATTTAGTAGCATCGGTTGAGCCATTATCTATAAAAACTATTTTAAGGTTCGGGTAATCCTGTTTTATAATAGATTCAACTACGTCGGGAACATATCTATATCTATTACAAAATAGAGCTATAAGAGTTAGCATATGCGTTATTTCTCCCCTTTTGGGTTTAGGGTAAACGCAACATGGTTTTTGCACAAAGGACATTCCTCTGGACTCCAAGAAGATACTGGATGATCGATAAGAGTACCATATTCGATTTTATCGGATAAATCACTACCTCTATCCCACAAAGAAAAAGTATGTATTACCTCTCCACCACAAGAATTTACAGCTTCTATAGTTTGTAAAATCGAATTTCCAGTAGTGACTATATCCTCTATTAGAATTACAGATTTATTTTGTATAAAAGAATCAAAACCTCTACGAAATAGCATTAGCGCATAACCAGATATTTTAATTTTTTCTGGATAAACTAAAGGAATTCCAAGAAGATAAGATAAAGGAGCACTAAAAATAGCACCTGCAACGGCAGGTCCAGTAATAACTAAATTGTTTAATTGGGGAGTTGGAATAGGCCCAATTAAACTGGAAATTTTAGATTGGAATTGGGTTAAAATCTTTCGGAATAAAACAGGTTTGGTCAAAATTGAATCTTTATTGATATATAAATCGGAATGTCTTCTACTTCTAAGCTTGAAATGCCCTTGCAGAATTAAATCAGAATTTTTCAGTTCATTGAACAACGTCATCACCATCTCCCTTTTTATGAACTCGTGTGCATTAGTATCTTAATATAAAAGAGGATTTCCTTTGGAGGGAGCTTCGTAAAGAGCGGCTATCTTTATTTCAGCTCCCACCGGGAGGCAAAAAAGGAAAGAAGAAAAAAGAGAAAAGAAAGTTAAAACACCATACTTTACTTTTATAGATAAGTCAAGTCTTTTCCTTATTTTGCTTATACTTTTTTCGTTCCTTATAAAGCTGCTTATTTATAGCCCTGTGGGCAAAGCATTTGCCTGAAATCTCTTTAAACTTTATTTGTATTTCCTTTGGGGTGTATTTATTTTCTATAAAATACACCCACATTTCTTTCTCTGTTCTACACCCCATTAATAAATGAGGGTATTTGTATTTTTTTCTGTATAAAGAAGAAAGACCTTTTTTTCCTTTGCAATCAAATCCGTATTTTTTAAGGGCAGAACTTAAAGGCCCCTCCCCTACTCCCAAATAAACAGCCATTTCTACTATAGACATTTTAGGAACAAGCTTACTAAACATTTTATGAGCTGAGCCATCAAATAGATATCTACTCTTTGCTATACCTTCCCAGTCTATTTGATTACGAACTCCTGTTTTAGGAACGGCTATTTTATATTTTTTCATCAATTATATTTTTGCCATCTTATAATTACAAACATAGTTAAAATCCCCCGACCAATCCTGACCGTCTTCATCAAAACCCTCTTCATCCAACTCAGATTTAGAAGGTCTATTTTTAACCTCACACTTAGTTGCTTTTTGATCAATAATACCAGAAACAATGTCTTCAACTTCTTCCGGCCATTCGTTATTATTCTCAAGATAACTGGCTATTATTTCTTTAGAAGCTATCGCTTGTTCTGATAATGTTGCAAAAGTCTCGAACCCGTTTCCCGCTGGGTCAAATATAAAATATTTATTCATAACGCCTCCATAAAGCATAACGTCTGAATGGAGCCGTCCTGTTTTTAGGTCGGCTCAAGTGATTTGTTATGCGGTTTTATGTTTTCATCAAGATACAATACCTGTTGACTAATATTTTTTTCGTGGCTTTATAATCGTTTCGTAAATAAAAAACCCAATATAGCAACAATCAATAACACGAATGTCGTTGATAATTCGGTAAATATAACTACTATTATCCATAACCATGCCCAGCCAACCCGTGATCAAAAGAACGGTAATAAGGAGTAACCAAATTATCTTTTGTGCTTTGCTCATAAGAAACCTCCAAACAATAACTATATTTTTATAATATAGCGCATAGACTTAATTGCAGATTTATTGTGTTTTTTTATTCTCTTCTTCTGTTTCTATTTCAACTACTGCCCCAGAAAAAGAAGTAGTTGCAAGAGCCGTTTTAAGCTCCTCTGTTATTTCAAGCCATGTTTTTATTTTCTCTATAGGAAATTGTACTCCACATTTACACCAAACAATTTTTATCTCTGTTGTGGCTAACGGAAAACTTACTGCGAACCCACACTTAGCACAAGATACTTTAACATGATTTATTTCTTTCAGATCTGTTACGAGTATTGTTTTTGTCATAGTTTTTTACTCCTATTTTGTTAATATCGAAACTCTCATAGCTTTTTTTCTTGGTCGTTTATTAGCTATAGGCATATCAGAATCCTCAGCAAAATCCTCTTTTGATAACATTCCAAAGGGTAGCATATGTATTGTTTTGCATCGAGGACAACTTACAGAAACTTTAGAATTATCTTTACATAAAAAACTTTTAACTCTTTTGAATCTCGAATTTTCCCAACACTTAGAACAGATTGTTTTCCCTGTTATAGAATGTATACGCCATCCAATCTTTTTATCTTTTTTAAATTTAGAATCCCAATAGATTTTTATAAGAACAAATACAAATGCAAATAAAATAGATACCATAAGAGGCCAAATTACCAGTTCGATTCCAAACGCTATGGTATAATGTAACTGATATAAATACTTAAGAAACAAATATATTTTTTTATAGAAAATAACTGCGGGTATTCCGAATACTCCCGCCGCAATAAAGATATCATCTATAATTTCACGCTTTTTAAATTTAGATCGCATACCGTATCCAAACATCATCGCCACCACTCCTATAATACATGATTGTGCATTGGACAAATCCATCACTACTCCAGACGTTTTATTTAATTTCTAAGCATAACGTCTGAACTGAGCCGCCGATCTTTTCGGGTCGGCTCACTACAATGAACAAAGATTATTAAGTACCTTTTTTGCTGAAGCATCAGAAGCAAACAAAAGGGCTATTAGAGTCGTCTTTCCTTCAGTTTTAGGTATATTAAATAATTGTTCCGCAATTCGATGTTGCTGCTCATTAAGTTCTATTCTTCTGCTTTTACAAAAATTTAGAAATGTTGGTAAATCATTCGTAACTTGTCGTCTATATAACATAAGAAATCTCCTTCGGCTATTTTATATTTTTCATCTTGAATTATCTATTAGCTTTAAAAAAAGCTTTTGCGAACCCTTGTGGGGTTACTGCTCTTTTAGCAGCTTGTGTACTACTTGTTATATCTGATATGCTTGGCAATTTTCTATTGTTTATTTTAAATCTTGCTTTTTCCTCTTCTGTCAATTCTATTTTTTTTGTTTTAGGAATGTTAAAATATCCCCATAGATCTGTCTTTTTTGTATAAGGATCTCCGAAATCGCAAGGATCAAAAGTAAAATAAGGGTACCCTAAAAATTGTCTTAATAAACACCTCGGATTTTCTAACGCCCAAAATTTAAGACCCCCGTCTTTTCGATATAAGGGCTCATATCTACATTCCCATATAACATTTAAACAGGCTCGTACAATTTCCATACCTTCCCGCAAATCTCTTTCCTTTTTTGCTCTGGTTCGTGCTAATGAAAACATCGTGCACGGGGGAGCTGCAAGAATTCCATATACATTTTTTGGGGGGAGGTATTCTCTCACATCATTATCGGGAAGGCTGATCGATATAACGTTATAGCCGGCTTCCGTATATGGTTTTTCCCAACTTCCAGTTCCAGAGCATAGACTTAAAATTGTTTTTTGATTATTATTCATTTATTTATATTTCCTGGCTCCTCTTTCTTTATCCTGTTTTAATTGTTCTACCATAACGTCAAGCTCTGCTTTTGCTAAAGGCGGAAGTATTTGTTCAAGGACAGCAGACCATCTGCAACAATTTTCAAGTCTTTCTACTTTTAATTCTAAATGATTTATTCTGATATCCTTAGCTTCTAAAATAATTTGATTATCTTTTTGTTTGTCCCAAGAGATAACCCCATAAATAGCTAATCCAAATATTAAGAATAAAAATAATAACCATGCAAAACCAGCCAATGCCGAATCTCCTTTATTTTCTTTTTCGTCATCCCTCATACTTCTCCTTCTTGCTCATCCTCAAATGTAAAGTACCCTTTTGATTTTTTATTATCTTCGACATCGGGAACTACATAATCCCCTTCGATATCTTCTTTAAAAAAGGGAGCTTTTCTTTTTTGTCTTTCTTTCAATGTCCAAGCCATTTGTGCAAAATGGGCAGTTTTCTCAAAATCACGTTCTTTTCCAAATCCATTCCATAACCGCAAAGAATATTTCAGCATATTCCATAAAAATATCCTAAGTCCGGTATAATGACAAAAATCATTGAATTTCATTCCTCCAGACCCGTATTTTGCTTGGGGTCCCTTAAGATAAATCTCCATCATCGCAGAAAATTTTCTCCAGTCCCCTATTCTATCAAATTTATTCACTTTCCTTCCTCCTTTTTTCTGTTAAAAGAATTACGACATTGCATGCCTATTGGAGGGTGTTCCCCTATAGGAGCATGTACCAATAACCAAATTTTCCCGAAAAATAAAGCAGAAATTTTCTCCGTGAAAGATAGTTTCCAACAAGACAAAAATTCGTCGTTGCTTACGAAAGAGGGTAATCCTAAGAGCGGGGGCGCCCCAGGACATTTCTGCTGTACTTTTTTTTGCAGTTCGGGATCTACCTCTGGATTAGGGGGAGTAGTCATTTCTTTAAATTCTATTGGGTTCATTATCTCTTATCCTTTCTTTCACAGTAATTTGATCTAAGTCCATTATATTATTATTTTACTGATCTTCCCATTCTAAAATTACTTTTGTAGTTGGATTAGCCGCAATATCAAGGAATTCGTGGGTATTTGTTAATTCGGCGTACTTTTTAGTATTTAATACTGTTCTATGTTTTGCCCCAACCAACCTCCAATCTCCGAGGTATTCTTCGGGGGTAAATATAATACCCCCAAGACTGGCACTATCTACAATACCTTTAGCGGATAATACACAACATCTTCGCCCACAAGTTATTTCCCTGCATCCTCCTATTTGTAATACTTCAACTGCTTCTAAAAATGGTAAACCCTTCGGAATTATCACAATAACCTCCTTTTCTATAATATAATTTTATTGCTTGGGGATATTATTTTTTTCTGAATAATAGTATTTTTATCGTCCAATTCCCCTTCTTTAGCTCTATCTATAAAATGATCTACTACAGCTTTGTTTGCATCGAACAGAATACTAAGGGCAGTTCTTAGGTTTGTAGGGATTCCATTTACAACTACGCTTTTATTATCCAAAACTGTTATCCTCATCTGCATAATAGGCTTTGGGATATTCTTTAAGCCTGGCATATTCATTACTTTATCGTTTTTCTTATCCATGTTTTAATTTCTCCTTTATTTTATTTCTTTAATCCATCTCTGTTTAATAGCAAAATTATAGTTAATTTGCCCCAAATCCCGAATTAATATCCCTTTATCGTATTCTCCAGGCAACAATTTCATACGAAGATCATCGGGATGCGGTAATATCATTAAAACTCTTACTCTCGTTTTTTTATTTTTCTTTTTAGGAAGGGCATCAAACAATTCTCGTATCTTCTCCTCACCTCTTTCTATATATTCAGCTCTTTTTCTTTGTGTCTCGTTGTATTCACTTAATCTATTTGGAATATTTAACATTTTTTAATTACCTGTCTTCCTAATTCTATTACTTCTCTATTAAATAACATTTTCTATTTTTCCTTTTTATTATCCGCCTCAGAACTGGCAGGACAAATTAATTCCCCTCGAAAAAAAGTAAAGTTCCCATTGTGGGGCGAAGTAGATTATCCGCACTTCCTGTAGTCTGTATACGATAATCTTCTTTATTTGCAGACCCTACCCCAAGACTCTCGGATACACTGTCTTCGTATTCAGAAATAGTACGGGGTTTTCTTTTACCTTCCATATTTTAATACCCCCCAATTATCCAAAAATCTTTCGTACTTTCCTTGGGTATGTTTTGTGTGCACCGAGATACTCCGAGCAGTCAGATATTCTTTTGGGATAAGATACATTCTCTTTTGGGTAAAACAAAAGAAAAAATCAACATCGTCTCTTTGTGCTGTAGCTGTAGTTTGAACGGTATGCATATACGGATATTTCTTAATTGTAGATCTATATAATCTATGAGCAGAAAGAACGTATCCATTAACATGTATCCGGAATGTATAATCTTTTCTGACTATTTTAGCTTTTTTAAACTTTTTTTTCTTTAAAATAGTTAGGGCATCGAGATAGACCTGATATATCTGACCTTTATAAAAAGGTACTTTCCTGTAATATCTTCCTGGGAAACACCCCTGATATTTCCTTTGGTAAATCGACTGAAAATAAATAGAAGCCTGTGCCTTAGTAAAGTTAAAATATTCCCCGACATCTGTGAGAGAGATTAAAGGATCTTCAAGCATAGTTCTAAGCTGTAAAAAACTTCCTTTCTCTCTATTCTTATCAAATCTGTTCTCAAGGATTGCTATTCTATCCCGCATATTCAAATTTTTTCTAACTTTTCTTAAAAGATAAACAGATACCCCAATCTTTTCCGCAAGAATATAATCAGGAATCCCTTTATGTTCCTCCCAAAACTTAAGAGGTAAATCCTTTAATCTATATTCGATTGAATTTTTTATAATCGTATTCATAAAACTCCATACAACCAGTTTCTCGTAATGAAACCTATATAACAGATATAAAGTCTGTCTTTGCTACAGAAACAAAATTTTGGATTTGTTCTCCCAAAGAATTATCTATTTTTGTATCCTGTATTTCTACAAAATCTCCATTCTTATCGGAAAGCGTTATCCAAATATTCCCACTCTCTACCTTTAAACTTATAGTATATCCTTTGGGCAATAACCGAACAGCTTCTTCCATTGCTTTTTCAAAAATAATCATATTCATAAAACTCCATACACCCAAGCGATTCCTACAGCAGTCCATCCTAATATAGCTTGGGCCTTTTGACTGGATATATTTAAGAGAAGATTAACTGCAATTACTATCCCAAAACCAATCTCTAAGCTACTCAAATTCACCTCCTTTTTTTCTCTCCTAAGAATCTATATAACAGATATAAAGTATAATGTCAATAACAAAATAAGAACACGAGTTCAATAGGCACAGAAGAATCTAATAATAACCAGCGGAAAATTGGTAGCCGCATCAAGATTTGAACTTGAGTCGCCCGCTTATAAGGCAGGTGCTTCTACCATTGAGCTATGCGGCTTTTCCGTTTTTAATTTAAAGAAACCATAGCATAGATTAATTCCATTGTCAACAACTTAAATTTTTAGATAGAAGAGAGAGGAACCCTTACCTACAGACCTAAATTTTTAGATGAAATAGAAGGGTGCTTTACATAGTACAGATTAATAGTCCACAATTTGAATTTTTTAGTTAAAATATGAAGGGGTTCATGCGAGGTACTGAGCGTATCCGTTTTGCAAAAAAAGAAGAGGCGGGGGTCTCCTGTAGGATACACTGACAGTATTGTCATGTGTCACTGGTGGCAGTATGTCAGTAGTATCATGTCAATAGTGTCAGGACTAAAGGACAAACAAAAGGCGCAAGCTGTATAAGCCTTGCGCCCGTCTTTCTGTCTATCTAATACTAATCATCTCACATAAGCTACCTCCCTTTGGCCGTTAAGATCCATTAAAACAAGGATTGAAACATTAATCTTACTCTAACATAGAAATTTGGAAAAGTCAAGCTTTTTGATATAAAGTTTACAGTGAACGTAAAGAAATTATTGCCGCCACCAGCGTAATCATAGCACAAACGGCATAAACAGAAGCTGGGCTTACATTAATAACAATATCCATGGTACTACCCTCCTTTTTTGACTCCCTGACTTAAATATCTAAGGTTTGAATCTGATCGGACTTATTACGGTATAACAGCCTGCTCTCCTCCTGAAGTTTTTCTACGACCTGCTCTGATGAAAGAACCTCAACGGTCTCCGTACATGCCTTACTTCTACACTCTGCAACCCATGCCCGTACCTGGTCTATCCGATCCTGCAGGACTTTTGCGATCTCAGCAGCAGATTCGGTATAATCTAACTTAGAGAAAGTAAAATATTTCTTGTATTCTCCGAAATTGAGGGTGTCCGAACCACCACCGAAAACACCGAACCCATACTCCCCGCTCGTTCCCGTAATTTTGCGGGATGTCCGCCCGCCTGGCCTCTTAATCCATACTCCGTCAATTTCTATCTCTATCTTAGTTTTCCCTTCTTCTGTCACTGTTTTTCTCAGTTTTAGCATCTGTTTATCCCCTTTTTCCTAAATTGTAGTTATTTCAGTAAACTTCCTGATTTTATGGGCTCTTCTCCATCGTCTCCTGTCACGGTGTACCGGATATCTGCATCATCAAAAGGGGAAGGCCAAAGCTCGTAAAGAAAGTTCCCTCTCTTCAGTGTTAGGAAGTGTATTTCTTCCCCTTCATGGTGCATTGTGCCTGCAAAGTCTTTTTTCATTGTTTGGTCTCCTGTATAGCTGATTTTATCAGTTTTGTTATAGGTTTACCGGTATTTCCTATTGTCCCTCTCTTACGCTCGTATAAAGTAAGAAACTCCATCAAAATCTACTTCCATATAGTCCTGTTTGATTTCTCTGGCTACTCCCTCCCAATCAATATGAATTTCAATGTACCAGGGCAGTTTTTCCGGTATGTCCCCGGTATCCTTACATAATTCCTCGCAATAAGCTGTGAAATAGTCTTCATTGATAAAAACTTCCCCATATTCCCAGTCTGGGGAGCTATTTGCTTCTATCTCCAAATTTTTTAAGGCTGACAGCTCTTCTTTCTCCTCTTCAAGGTCCCGATCCGCTTCTGCTCTTTCAATTTCATCTTCCAGCTCCGCAATCCGCTCAAGGATATCCCTGCTATCAATAACATCATCAGTATTGTCTATTTTATTCATATTTTCACCTTTTCCTTATATTTGGTATTGCCTGAGTCTCATATACTTATCCAGCTCCCGGATAGCGCCCTTACCCAGCGGCAAACTATAAGTTTTGAACTTATCTTGCACTAAAACCGTAAAACCTTCGGTTCTGGTGTCAATCGTAACTCCTGAACACGTGTACACTCCCGAAACACCCGGAAGCCACTTTCGGCGCTCAAGGGCTCGGCAAAAAGACTGCACTGCTCTTGATTTCCGGCCTTCAGAGCTCAATTTCATTGATCCACCGTTGTTGCTCCGGATTGCCGCCCGGAACCCTGAAATAACTGCACTTAGCATCATATTTTCGCCCCCTCTGAATAATCTACACAATAAAACTGTTTATTCTCCCGCTTCAGCAACTCGTTACATTGTTCTACACTTATTTCGGTACCGAACCCGCCTTTTTGGCTTTTATGGTAGGTCATCAATAAAGAAAAGGCATTTTTATCAGAATTTCCGATATTAGAGAACAAGGCTCGGAAATCTTTGTTGAAGTTGCATACTATTTTCACTTTTACCCCCCTGAACTCACTGTTATCAGGCCTTCACAACCCGACGTCCTGACATGCCGTATGACAGGACTTTTTCGGTTTTACATGCCTGAGTATGCCTCGATTTCCTCGGTTTCAGTGTCAATACAATCCTCTATCTCATATTCACCGAAAGGATCGTTGTTTACTCCCTCTTCCGCCAACAAATTCAGATAATTATGAAAAGATTGCTTTGCTTGCTTCAGTCTTTCGTTTGATTCATCAAAAATTTTCCTACAATACACATAAGACTGTAAATAACCCGTTATCTCCCCGCCCTGGTATGTCCTATATTGCTCTGCTGTCATATCTTTAGGTGCCGCATGTATCATGATATTACCTCCCGTATTGCTCTATGCTATATCTGTCTGCCCGCCCGTATGCCGCAATAACTTCTTGATCGGCCTGTATTACTTTGACGGGGCGGCTCCAATCCGAATCCGATAAAAATGTAGCAATAATATTATTTGCTTTGCGGATAGACGAAAAGCGGCCTTGGAAAAACCCTATTCCTGATTGTATATGAGTTAAGCTGTAAGATTTTACACCACATTCAGCATCACTATAATGTATAGTGATTGCCAACCCCCTTACGTTGCTTTTATACCCGTATACCAATATTTCCTGGCCGGTACCCGACGGAGTCTGAAGTCTAATCATAAACATTTCTTTTTTCATTGTCACCCCTCCCTTCTGATTTACAAAGTTTCGCTCAATGCGTACTCATACGTGGAGTATAGATAATCTTTCACCCCAAAGGACTCAATATTACTGCTGAAATTCCCAATAATATTGATTTCATAACCAAATTGCAGGGAGGGTGTTATAATTACCCTGTAATCAACCCAGCCTGCATAATACCCATTTTCGTCCATTACATGATATGAGTTATGGAGTACAATCCGATCCGGCTTAGATTTCTCATAATCAAGGGTAGTCTTCCTGTCTATCCCAGATCCGTGCGGCAATCTATGCTCTATAATTGCCTCAATGCTGTATTCATGGGCGCCCTGCCCATTATCATTTTTATTTTTTATATGATTTAAGCGGGCCCGAATAAGCCCGGAAAGCCGCTGTATTACCGTCTGCATTATTTTCCCTCCTATATAATAAGATATAGACCTAACAAAATCAGCCCGACAAATGCCAGCTTACAAAAAACTACATCCCAAACAAAATTGATCAAATCTATTAACATTTTTTAACCTCCCTATTTTATTTTTCTTGTGTTTCAGACCACGCCATAGGATCTACCCATACAACCCGGACTATTGCATACCCTGGGGGATTATGAAAAGTATCCCCGATAATGCTGCTATAGTGCGCCTGGTTGAAGTCACAATCCGTTACCCTATACCGTTTTTCTTTCCCGCCGCTATGCATGCCTTAATAACCTCCTATCCATACGCCCCCTTAATATTTCAGCCGCTAAAATAGTATCATACACCACATCCAGGCAATCCCGATCTTTCGCCAGTTCCAAGATCTCATGAACTATCTTGTGGGTTCCTGGGGATGTCAATATTTTTTGTTCTTGCTCTTTTGTCACGGTGACCTCCTTATTTTTTCAGATTAAGTATTTCTTTTTTAGTTGCTCTCCGGGTCCCTGACTCGGTAGCTACGTAATATACCCCTTTAAGAGCAAAAACAGCGTGTCCGGTATGATATCCTGTTTTTGTTCTATTCCCCTTATATTGCTCAATTTTTTTCATACGGCCTCCTTATAATTGTTAATCTTGCCATTGTATATAGCAGGACTCGTGCCAGTTGTCAATATAAAAGTAGGCTCCTAACTAACTACGTAAAATCGTTACTGAAATTAATACTTAAACGGTTTCTTAATCAGATTCTTAAAAATAAGTGTACAAGATTCAGACAGAAATTTTAAGGACCGTACACTTTTAGAAAGGAAATTGAATAAAATAAAGGAGTTGTGGAAAGAAAAGGGAAATTCTGGATTCTGTACAATTTTTGCACAGGGAACACGTGTTCAGAAAATGCTTTCTGTTGAAACTATATCAGGTGAAACAATTTCAGTAGAAGTATTCTTTACTGAGACTATTTTAATAGAAATAATTTCAGTTGCAATCATCTCAACTGAAGTATTTTTTACTGAAATAATTTCAGTTGAGATCTTTTCACCTGAAGCCATCTCAACTGAAATGAAATCCAAATCGGAACCTACCCCAGTCGAGAGCCTCAAATTGGACAGAATTTTTCAGATCCTCAAACTGGAACCCACTACAGTCGAGGAACCTGAATTGGACAGGATTTTTTTGATTCCTAAACTGAAACCTAATTAGAGCCAAAGAGCAGCCAAGAGACCCTATTATGCCTGATTAGCAAAATCCTTACATAGATTAGAGATATCTAAGTGGGCCTCGCAAAAGCTCTCTGAGCAAAATTTTTATTTGGAACGATATTAATAGCTTACGCATACTGCTCATTTGAGCATAATAAACCCCCAATTATAAGCACACAAAAGCAGGTTCAATTTTCGTAGATTTTCTCGGAATCTTAAGTAGAAACCTAATTTTAGTCGAGAGATCCAAATTGGACAGGATTTTTCGGAAATCCACAGGGTGCAAGGAGAAGGAGGAGGGGGGGGTGCAAGGAGAAGGAGGAGGGGGTAGATTATGTATAAGATTAGACTGTTTGAGGGCTTTAATGACTATAGATAGTGTATTTACAGGGGTATGGGGGGTAAATATATCTTTAGGATAATTGAGGAAGGGTGTTTTTACTTTACCATTTAAAGATATAGCATAGAAGTTTATAGGGGGTATTAAGTTTTCTCTTATAGTAAATACCTCCGCCGGCGCCATAACCTACGGGCGTTTATGTAATACATAATACCTTCTTACCTCCTTTTCATATTTCTGTTAAGATAACATACAACCCCACACAAACCGCCCCCAAAGACAAACGCCATAATTGATGGGTTGATTGCCCGTAGGAGATGAAATAAATTGCGCTGTATAATAAAATTGCGTTTAGCATAATAGTCCTTTCTGTTTGGCGCTATCTTTGGCCGCCGTGATTTCTTTCTTCATATCTTTTGAAATAGTTACTCTGTGTATTTCCCCCCGATCATCTGTGATCTCAAATTTAACAAAATGAAGATATTCTATTATTTCAACTTTAGCCTTCGTGGTTCTGCCCGCCTTAGTTTGTTCCTCCCTATATTCTTTTGGAGATATAGGAAGAACCGTAAAGTACCCCGGGCCTTCTGTATTTTGAAAATTCAATACGATACAATCAAATTTACGAATCTTCTGATATTCTCGGCCTTCAAATATAACCATTTTATTTACCCTCCCGTTTAATACAACTGATATTTTAAAATTTCCGGTGTAACGAATTAATAAAGTCCCATACCTCTTTATCAAATACTGTTTCCATTGCCTTTTCAAAAATAAAATGTGTTGCATCATCGTTGACCCAACCGTCTTGGGAAAAATCTTCTACATATTTTTGACATATAATCTGAAGGGGTTTAAGGTTTGGCGCAAGTGTCGGTTTTGGTAAAGCCTGCACCCGCTCTTCCTCTTTACGCTTATTTATTTCTGCTTGTAATTCTTCTATACTCATATTCTCAAGCAAAGGTCCTTGTTTCCATTCAGTCATGTTATCTCCTTTTCTTAATAAAAATTAAACAGGTTAGTCCTTCTGAATCTATTACTATTTTAGGCTCGGCAATACGGACGTTTAAAAAAAGAGCTTTTCCCGCCAACTCCCCCTGTAGTCTCAGGTCGGCAAGAATATTCTTATCCTCATCCCCCGTATACACAGGATCCTCTGCACCCAGTAATTTACCCCAATTAATAGACATTAAATCTTCTTCTCTCACTGTAATTTCATCTTCCTTCCCAGTATTGGGTATAAGTTTTATTTTTGGGTATGCTGGCATTTTATGCCTCCTTTCCTTCTGCTTTGTTAATTGCTTCTTTAAGATCTTTGTAAACATTACCGTCAGCTCTGTCGAGACCCTCTAAAAACCCCTTGGCTGCTTTACAGGCTATTAGTAATTCCGGAGCGCCGCCGATTAAATTACCATACTCTTGATAACACGGGGACAGGGTACAAACAGTTTTAGGTATCGGTTTACGCCCTATATCTCTTACTGTAAAACGAATATCGTCGTATTTCCATGCTTTATTATAATCCCAATAAGATAACATTTTAATTTTTTCTCCTCTCCTCCCCTTCTTTTTCTTCTTCAGATAAAAGGTTGACTGGATACTCATTTATGCAGCCATAATCGCCGTGAGTTTCCACTATTTTGAAGACCTTGTCGCCTAACAATCGATCCGACAACGCTTGATTTTTATCTGTATAGGTTCCGACTAACTGTCCATGCCTTCTTATCATGTACTTACACATATTGTTCATACTGGATACTGGGCCGCCCTCCTTTTTTTCTTCTGCACACGTGTGCCTTTATATCGTAAAAGTCTCTTCCCCGTTCCAGTCTTTGTTTTCGTCTGCTAAGTTTCTATTCACTGCCTGTAAGATATATCCACATAAAGTTATTGTCTCTTTTTTGGATTCCCATTGTTCTGGAGATATAATATCCCCTATAGCTAAGAAATTAAAATCTGTCCTTCCCTTAAGGCTCCTATACGCTACCCTCCCCGATAATTTTACTTTGGGGGCATACCACACACTTTGGTCCGCATCTTCTGTATAGGGTAAAGGCAGTTGATTGTATCTTAGCATTTTAATTTTGGTTATTTTCATCCTTTGGGCTCCCCGAACTATTACTTTCTTTGCTTCTATTTTAATCGCCACAATATATCTCCTTCCTTTTTCTTATCTACTTTTCAATCGACGTATTTGCCTATTTCTTTCTTCTATGGTATTTTTTAGAGTTTCTATGAGCTTTTCTTTTTTCTCTACTTCTTCTTCATATGCTTGTAGTATAACTTTTATGTTTGTATGAGAATCCATTTTCTCTAATTCTTCTTCATATTGTAGTATTAATAGAGGATAATCTGGCAAGGGACACCATTCAGGAATACAATCGCTCCTTTTTAAGGTCTTAGAAATTTTTCCGCAATTGGGCTCATTCTGAGCGCCCAAAAACCAATGCTGGCATTTTGAGCATTTTAATATTTTCATAATTTTCATAATTTTCATAAGACACCTAATTTTAATTTATAGAGTTAAATCTGTTCTGTGCATTAAATACATCCCGACCCTTGTCAGTATATAAAACGGAGGCGTTACTGTTGTGTCTATGGATAATAATAGTTTTCCCAGACCGGCAAACATACCCCACGATATTATGTATAATATTTCAGATAGGTGTTTCATAATTTTGTTTTCTTTTTAATGCAATCCATCGTTTAACTATTTGTTCGGAGCCCCAACAATTTATAGGAGTTTTGCTGTATAAATAAGATGCGTATGCTTGAATATTTCTTAGATTCTCCTCATCCGCTTCCTCTAATGCCCCTACCAAATCATTCTCAAATATTTTGGTTAGAAAATCTCCAGGGTATATTCCTTGGTCTATATATCTTCGTATTCCCGGCATCATTCGTTCTGGAATATGCCATTCCCGAAACCTGTAAATTTTATCTGACATTTGACTCCCTTCTTTATACTTTCTGCACATACGATGATCCATTACTTTCCTCTATGAGTTCAAAATGAGAGTCCTTTGCGGCATTTATTAATAACCCTAACGCTTCCAGAGTTATAACATCCACAGCATCTCCCAACACCTCTTCGGAACTATAATCCAAAGTCAGTCCGGCTTTACCTACATTGTCTAAAGTTCCATGTATTCTTACATCTGCTATCTCTACTGTAACTTTTAATTGTTTCATTTTAATTATTCCCTTTTCACTCGTTAGGTTTAAAAAGCTAAAGCTTCAAGTTTATGTATTTGTTTTTTCAAAGATTTAACTTTTTTCGTTTTCATCTCAATTGCTTTTTTGGTAGCAGCGCTCAAAGTATAATGCCAATCTTTCCCTTTCCCGTGATAGTATAGATGCCCTTCTTCTGAATCTTTGACCATCCCTGAAACAGAAGTTAATTTTACTCTTCTCTTTTGAACGCCTTTAGTAAGCGCATATTTTGTTACGTATACTTCTAATAAATCATTTTCCATTTTCTCAGATCCCTTTTTTCTTAATGTTTTTTGGTATCCTGGCATTCTTTACCTCTCTTCTTTCCGTTTAATGTAAAATCTCAATTGTGGTTATACATAACATAGATAAAAATAAAAGTCAACAAAAAAGATATATCTATTTAAAGCGCTTATAAGAAGAGTTTTTCTAAAAGGTATATACAGATATAAGGTTACTAAAGAATGTCGTTTATTTGATAGGATCAGATAGATTTTTAATAGGATTTGAATTTTGTTAGTATAGGATTCTCGAATAAACTAACTTTGTTCATAAGATTTGCCAAAATAAGATTTAAATTTTCGTCTTTTGGTTCGCTTTTTTAATAAAAAATCCATATCGGCTATTTTTTCGGGTATAAAAAAAGGAAATGCTGTATCTGAATTATTAATATCTTCTACCGCAGAAGAAGATTCTGTACCCTCACTATCAATAATATAAACAACAGTTACCAAGATTCCCCCTCAGCTTTTTTACCAGAAAAATTCATACGCACCTCCCGAATAATTAACAATTACAGAAAAACATAATAATAAATACCGCAACTACCTCTAAACAAACCACAAAGTGATTGCCCAATAAATAAATCAGTATCCCCATAGATTAACTCCTTTTATTATTCTGCATCAATTTTTTTTAAGTCTTCTGCAAGACGTTCTAAAAAGGACGCTTCCCCATCATCCCCTGACAATAACCTGTCTATACGCTCCGCATAGGTATAGGCGATTTTAAGCGCTCTAACGCCTTCTATGAAATGTTTAATAATTTCCGGAGGAAAATGATACCCGACTTCATCCCCCCATCTGTCCTTTTCCTTGCGCTCGTTATTATCTATGATATTTTCAATATCCTCTGCCATAGCATAGATACGATATTGATTATAATCAAAATGGCCGCCGCTCATTTTATATCCCCTTTTTTTTCTATTTAGTTAAATCTTTCGCTTTATCTAAATCAACTTCTTCTGAAATACCAAAAGGCGTAAATTCCGTTTCTTCCACAGGCTCCGTTACAGATTTAGGAAGCCTAAGCAAAGGCGGATCAGTAAAAAGCGCCAACAACTTCATATACGCTTCAGCACAAACGGCTTGCACCCTTTCTTTATCCGGAAGCGACATAGAAGATTCATAATTTGTCTGCATTGCTGAGGCCCCATAAATTTTTCCGTTTATTTCAACGGAAGGGCCTACAATAACCACTTTTTTGTTTCGGGACCGATCTCTCTTTTTTGTTTTTTTCTCTGGCATACACTCTCCCTTTTTCTGCACACGCGTTCGTTTTATTCTTCCAAGTTTCTTTCTAAACTATCTATCAACTCGACCTGTAAGGCCTCGATTTCTTTATAAAGCCTATCCTTTTCCTTTTTTAATTCCTCAATTAATTTTTGAACCCGGTACGCCGCATCCTCTCTAAATAATATAGGAGCTACATGAGGAGCCCTGTCGTAATATCTTTTTAAGATACATAAAATTTCATTTATTTGTACGGTATCTATTTGTACGGTATCTTGATTCATACTTTTCCCTTTTTTTTTCTTATTGCCAAAATTAAGAGAATGGTAATAAATAAAAGCAAGGCTACTGCCGGAAATAGTATAAAACAAAAAAAGCTAAAAACAAGTAGAACTCCTATTACTATTCCCCATAATATTGCTTTTAATACACCCATTTTTATTCCCCTAAAAATCAGTTTCGGAAAGATTTGCACCGGAAAGATCAGCACCGGAAAGATCAGCCATGTAAAGGTTTGCGCCGGAAAGATTTGCACCGAAAAGATCAGCACCGGAAAGATTTGCACCGGAAAGATCCGCCGTAGAAAGATTTGCACCGGAAAGATTTGCACCGGAAAGATTTGCACCGGAAAGATTTGCACCGGAAAGATCAGCACCGGAAAGATCAGCCATGTAAAGGTTTGCGCCGGAAAGATTGATTTTTACTTTGAGCGCTGCTACAACTGCCGCTTTGAGTGTTTTGGCTTCGACATCTAATATCAGCCTATTGCTGACCCGGTGTCTTATTTTAATTTCCATACTTGCTCCTCCCTTTTTAAACCTCTAAGTATTTATTTAGACATTTTTGCTTTGTTAAAGAGTACATAGCATAGCTAAGAGTAAAAGTCAACAAATTAAATTATTCTTCCTTTATCAGTTCTTATTCTCCGCACTTCCGGTTTATTGGCCCCTAATTTATTTTGTCCTTGGGGTCTATGGCCTTGGGTTTTCGGTCTCCCGCCTAACCCGTCCGAGGGCCTATACGAAGTGCGGGCGTGGGAGAATCTGTAAACAACCCCCGCAACACAATCAGCTATATCTTTCGTACCGTCTGCGGGGTGATCTATCTTGCCGGTTTCGGGATCTCGAAGTAAATTCCTTATTTCTTTTAATAATATAGGATGGTTAGGGTATAACATTCTCTCAGTAAGAATCGCAGTTTTGAAGTCGAGATAGGGTTGTGGGGTTCGATCTACACTTTGTACTGTACTGGATATTCTATGGTTCCGAAAAGATTGCATCATCATTGCACTTTCATAGGAATCAAAAGTAACGAATGCAATGTTTAAATACCCTTTTAAAAATAAAATTAAATCCCGTATCGAAAACAAATTTATTTCTCTATTCGGAGGAGGAACTATTGAAACAGCCCCGTCTATACAAAATATAGGTAGAATTTCACCCTCGGTAGTTTGAAGATCTTCAGATTTAGATTTTTGAAAATCAAATATTCGACCTATGCCTAACCCAGCACTATCCCCCGTAAGGGCTAAATCTATATGCGCCCCCATTTTTGTATGCGAGTCGAGGTGTTCTGATATATATTTCATATTTACCATAGATTCGCTTGTTTCAAACGCCCTTTGGTCCATTTCGTCAGCTACGAATAACTGTTGGCCCTCAAAAATTTCAGAATGTTTTTCTGCCGCCAAGGTAATCTTTTCAACATTCCGTATAAATTTGGACACACTGCCCACTGCGATTCCAGCTATATCTCTTAGAGAACCTTCAAAATCATCCTCAAATCTCACTCTAAAATCGACTGGGGCTTCTATAATCTCCGCCCCTAAAGAAGGCTCTTCCTCTTTTGCCAAAATTTTACCCATAGTATTTTCATTAGGAAGTTCTATTCTAAAAGTTTCTTTGCTATACCTATCGCTCGGCAGAGATTCCCATTGTGCCATACTCATAACAAAAGTAGTAACTTCTTGCCCAGCAGCTTTTTTAGCATTAACCTCCTGTATTTTTCTGTCTATAAAATTTCCAGGCTGACTGGCAGAACCAATAAGAAACAATTTTCCCGGTATCTTACCCAAAATTAAAAATCGGGATTCTATACGACGAATAACTTGATTATAGGATGCAGCAGCTTGATCATAAATACCTTCTTTCCGCCCTATTTTTTTAGAGCTTTTTACTACAGGACGAAAAGAAAGCTCATCCTGAGCCCCCCCATAGATGTTTAGTCCCAGTGCCGCAGTATCCATACTGGATAACGGCATTACTATTATATCATTGGGAAAATGTAATTTTGTTTTTATTTTAGGATCAAAAGGAAATTGTTTTGTGAAATAAGGACTTAAAGCTATACGAGCTTTAAATTGATTGAACATAACAGCTTTGGCTAACTCAATACTCGCCGATTGCATCATAAAAATTATTGAGGAGCCCGGAGCAAGTCCAAATTCCAACTGGGGAGAATAGTAAGAGGATAGATCATATATAATATAAGAAAGAGAAAGATCCGTGAAGTAATTTTTACCTGTCCCTATTCCCCCGCCTAAAATTACTTCATGGTATTTATACGGATCTTCAAATAGCCTTTTTAATTCTGATAATATGGCGGGTCGAACAAAATCTTTTTGCCCCATATAATCAGAAGAGCATACAAAAGTTTCAATGTCTACAGGTTCAAATTTACGCCCAGGGCGGGCACCGAAATTTTCTATCCCGTGCTGCAATAAATGACGAAGAGAATAAATCAACTCATAGGCAAACTCCTGACTAATGTAATCCCCGGAGCGTACCTCAAGTCCGTTTCCTATTCTATTTGTTAATAATTTTTGTACAGAATTTGATACACCAGAGTCTTTCAGGGACTTTTCAATAAGATCAAGAACTACTAATTTCGATAATCTCATCGGATCTCTGCTGATCTTCGTTTCCGGGCTCATATGCAATTCTCGCTTTTTTATTACCTTCTTTTAAATTCTCTAAAATATTACCTAATGCCTCTACTACAGAATCCTTCTCGCCGCCTATTTTATCCGTTAATAAAGAATGCCCTGATTCTATATTAGCGTGTACAGATGCAATCCCCAGAGTCTTGGGCGCACGGTACACGAACCCCAAACCCTGTAAAGCTTCTATCAGTTCTTTTTCTATTTTCCAGGAAGTTGCATAATTACCTTCCTTTAACGCTTTTCTTGCGAGGTTCTTCCCTTTTTGGACTAATCTACCGGCTACTTCAAATAGATCTAAGCCCTTCATGATATGAGTCCGGTCTTCCGATAATATTTTTAAATCGTTGGATATAGTCCTAATAGTTACTTGAAATAGTCCGGCTATTTCGTCTTCAGTATATCCCTCAAGACGTAAATAAGCTACCACGGGTCTTCTATCCTCTGCTTTAAGCTCCGAAGGTTGGATTGTCCCTTCTCTGATCATATTAACAACCTCGGCAGCATTTTTATAGACTCTTTCTTCGTCAGGGGAATTTGGCTCTAACAGTTTTCCATATCTATTCTGAGCTTTTGTACTAAATTCACGAGGAGTCATAATATTAAGCTTATCGGATTTTTTTGACATTTTGCTTTTATATCTCTCTACTTGTCTTAAAGTTTGTTATTTTATATCTACAAATAGACTATACTATTTGTCGTTGCATCTTTTTGCTTAGGTTAAATCCTTGCCATATTAATTTTATCCTACCCCAAAAAGATAAATTAATATGATAAGAGATAAATTTCTTGTATTTTTCTATTTCCCTGCGCTGGTATTGTATATTATCCAGAAGATTCTCGTTTGCCTCTTTCATAGTCTTCCAAGCTTCCAAAGGAATACCCAATGCATTTCTTACTTGCTCTGAAAGACCTATTGAAAAGCGTCTTCCGTCGGGAGTTATATAAATATCCGCATACACTATTTCTCTTTTAACTTCTATTTTAGTCGGCTCTTCCCCTGCTGTAACAGCCCTGAGAAAATCGGGGTTATCTATAGATTGGAGTTCAATACTACTTCTGTCTATCTCAGTTAAAATTACTTTCTCTACAAAAATATGAATATTTTTCATAATTTATCCTATTTTCCAACAGATTAAACATAGTTTTTCAAAGCCTGGATATATTTCTCTTCTTTTACATCTTTCGCATAATTTTATACCTTTTTTATTTTCTAAAGCTCCTCTATTGATATAATAGTGTCTATCCTTGCCTTTCGCTATGTCATAACATACAGAAGGGGGGATTCCAAGCCTCCGAGATACCGCCCAAGGCTTCATTCCTTTTTTTAATAATCGCTTGATGGCTTTTTGGTCTACCGAAATATGCTGTATAGTACTCATATTAAGAATTCTCTTCTTTATTTTCTTCAGAAATTATTAAAGTTACTCCATAATTTCGTTTACAAAAATCTATTATTCCTTGTAGGGAGGTTTGACTTGTTTCTCCTTCGTTAGCCATAGCCCATTCCTGCGCTATATACTCAAGCGCAGAACTTGTACTTTCTGTATTAAGTCTTTTTTTAGCCTCGTCTATTGCGTCTAAAATAACAGAGGCTTCCGATGCAGAACATTCCGCTATAAACCTATGGGTTTCGGGCTTTGAAAGTACTACCGTACCGTTCTCAATTAATTGTTCTTTTAGGCCTCTAACACTTTGGCCATCCGCTATACTCAATAAAGAATCTACGTTCTTAGAAGTTATATGAGGCAAAAGTTCTCTCATTTTACCCCAGCCGAGTTGCTTTGCCCTCACCATAGAGATATTGTGCTCCTTCATCTTGGAAATTATATTTACAGAAGTCATTGCAGAACGATAGCCTACATCTAATTCAGATTCGGTGTATTTTTCAAAAGAAACAAATCCAAATTCCCTCCATTGTTCTTTGTGATAGATAAGGTGTAAAACTTCTGCAAGTTCTATAGCAGTTTGATTCATACTGCCTCGCAAAGATAGAGCTTTAGATCTCACCTCATCGGGCGCTAAAGTAGCTATATCTATGCAATTATCTTCCTGTAATTCGTTTTTGGTCTTCGGGTCATCTTGTTCTGTCATATTTGTAATAACATCCACTTTCAAGTCTCCTTTTTACAAAAAATACTATCCCAATTCCTAAAAATCCACAATATGCCAAATATAAAAATCCAAATTTGTGCTATTCCCCTCCCAAAACCCACAGCCAAAAAAATTATAAAGACAGATACCCCACATAAGATAGATTTGATATCAATTCTCATTAGGTCTTTCGTATCTTTCTTGTTTTCTCTAAAATATTATTGGTTGCCGATTGTTTTGATACCTGCCGAGTGCGGGTTGTTATCCATTCCCGTATTGCTGCTATCTTTTCTTTCTGAGATTCACTTTGCGGTATCGTTTCTTTTATAGAATTTAAAATATCCTCTGTTGTAAACTCCCGTACCCCCTCAGAAAAAGCAGTTGCCATTGCATCCTCGATAGCCGCTTCTATCTCGGCCCCGGTGAATCTATCGGATTGACGGGCTAAAAGCGCACAATCGTAATCTACAATATCTCGATTTCTTTTTTGGATATGTATAGCAAATATTTCTTCTCTCTCAGAACAAACAGGTAAATCTACACCAAATATTTCGTCAAATCTACCTTTTCGCATTAATTCAGGAGAAATTAAATCAACATTATTTGTTGTAGCAGTCACATACACCGGACGAGTTTTTTCTTGCATCCACGTCAAAATAGTTTGTATAACTCTTGCGCTGGATTCAGAGCCCCCCCCTCCAGAAGATCCGGATACAGCCATAGATTTATCTATTTCCTCTATGCGTAAAACACAAGGCGCCGCTGCTTCCGCTACTCGGAATGCTTGACGTACTGCGCTCTCAGACTGCCCCTGCCATTTACGAAACACTTTTCCTACATCAAAAGAAATCAAAGGTAACCCAAAAATAGAAGCCAATACTTCACAACATAAACTCTTACCGCATCCAGCAAGCCCGCAAAAAAGCACCCCTTTAGGAAAGCTAAGTCCGTATCTTATAGCCTCCGGATTGAAAGCATTCTTTCTTTTTTCCGCCCAAGGCTTAAATTGATTGAAACCGCCCAAAGTATTTGAATTTTCTCGTACCGGTATTAATTCCAGTACATCCGATTGTTTTATAACTTGTTCTTTTTCAGCATAAATAGTTTGAATGTCTATAGACTTTGTTTTTACGATAGATAAAGCAAACGCATTCTCTCCTTGAATTGCAGTCATTCCGAGAGCGGCATCGGAAGCTTTCTCAAGTAAAACATCCTGGTCTTTTTTATTTTTAGGTAAGTCCATCCCTTCTTTATAATTAGATGCCATTTCAGAAAAAAGGGAATAGAAAAACTCTTTTTTGGGCAAGGGATAATCGTATACGGTGACCAAATCTTTTATCTCAGGCGGAAATTCAAGCTCGGCCCCTATTAAAATAATATAGGAACCTTTTATGCGGCAAATCATTGCCGCATCTTTTAGATTTTGAATCGCCAAGAAATTTGAAATGAATTGTCGGATATTGTGAAGGATTAGAACCCCGGTATCTTCGGAAGCAGTAAGATAAGTCAAAGCACTGCCCATATCTTTTATATTTTTTATATCGGGATTTTGATAGGCGGTCCCGTTTATTATAAGTCCCTTATTTGCCGACCATTCCCCTACCCAGCAATCAGATAAATTAGCCTTCTCAGTGGCTTCCATTATATATTTTACCGCTCTGCTATCCTCAGAAGTACGGACATAGATTAAAGGAACACAGGCTTTTAAATAATGTTCTAATTTTGTCTCGACCATAATTTCTATGTCCTCTCTAAATTATTTCCATCGTAACCCATGCTGCGCCAAGCCTGTACATAATAGAGCCATCACCAAGGTCGCTAGGCCTCCCATTAAACCTGATGTCCAACAAAATATACGATCAAATCTCAAAGAATAACGGGCTGTAGCAGAGAATTCTTTCTGTACATAGGCAAGAAGAATACCTGCCGCAAATACCCCACAAATAACATGAACAATTATATAATAAATCATTTCGACCCCTCTTTTTTCTTACTCTTCACAAGAAAGTTCTGTAAGTACTGTATTTCTTAAAGAACTTTCTTGGAGTACCCCGTCCTCAAATTCGACCACTGCCATAGGACCGGCGGAATCGCTTCCTGCGAAAATCCCATGAATGAAACAATTTCTTTGTTTTTCCTTTATAGTGCCGAAAGGAATAGTGGGATCATATTCAACATAACTTTTAACATACCCTTTCCGTGGTTTCATTTTTCCTCCTGTTATTCTCTTTTTTCTAATCTGCATATCCCTGTAAAGTTTTTATATAGCAATTAAGCCTTTTCTAATCCTTCCCCATAAGTAAGAATCCCAAGAGCATCCGCAATATTTAAAGTTACTTTAATCTCTGGATACAAGGCTTGGGCTTTCCTTTTAATTAAATTTTTTCGTCGGGCTTTTCGCTGATATGCTGTCATGGATGTTGGGTATTTTTGTTTGCCTATAAAATATTGCATCCATTTGGAGGGCGGGGGCCAATGGTGTTTAATATTAAGCGCAAGCAATGCCATTTCAAGATTACCTACATGACGAGCAAAAGTAGCCGCAGCGGGGCCTGAATTGCCTTTTACATAACCTCCCACTTTTTCAATATAGCATACAACTTCTTCATACCCATCGGCTTTATACACAAGATCGTATAAAAAATCATAAATATCTTTAGGGGTCGAGGGCATTTTCTCCGCTCTTGTCTCTCCTAAAAAGCTCCATGCAATTCCGCCGCTTTTTCCCGGATCTATTCCTATAATCACCTTAAACCCCCTTCTTCGATTGGCCAGAAGCGCCAATTATAGTTTCGGAGGTAATTGCGTTATACGTAACGCCCATAAACCATCCTCTCTCTCCCTCCATTCCCCCGCAGTGATCGATTTACCATCATCTGTTTCTACTTCCACAAACCGACCTGCATTGGGATTCGGAGGGCCGTCAAAAATAATGTTAATTGGTTGATCCATGATATTTCTCCTTTCTGGCCCCGCCATCATATCGTAGGCCCATCCGCAGAGTGCCTCCGAACAAATTCTCGGAAATTTAGCATTGACGCAAAAAGAGCATTGTTGTCCGGATTTTGATTCAAAATGAAGCCATACTTTATCGGGCTTTCCACTTAATTCTACTCCATCGCACACCTTGTATAACGTATCTTTATTTTCCATTTTTCCTCCTTTTAAATTTAAAATAAAGATAGCATAGATAAAATCCAAAGTCAACAATTAAAAATCTTTTTTATTTTTTCGACTGTTTGTTGTCTTTTTTGTTTTCTTCTTAAAGCCATAGCAAAAACCTTTTTGCGCTTTTCTATTTTTCCGCAATAGAAACATATAAAGTTATCTTTATTTAAAGGATCTTTTTTCCAAGAACGGCACTTAAATATTTTACATCCAATTCCTTGCAAAATTCCATATAATTTATTTGAAATCATTTCTATCCCCCAATTCCTTGCATTGCACTATAAAAGGACAATTTTTATCTTTACAGTTTATACGCCTTGGTGGAATTTTATCTTCGTCGATCCCTTTTTTTATCTGCATTAAAAGTTCTGTAATAGTTTCTTCGAGAGTCGGAGTTAATACTACTTTAATTGTTCGGATAGGGGCTTTGTAAGACATTTTTTTTGAGATGTAAAAAAGATACCCCGTAGTCGTATCTACATTTTTAGGCAGGGACTCATCATATTTAGCGGATAATAAATAAGTAGCGAGTTGCATTATATCGTTCCCCCTCGGTTCTACTTTATCATCCGCAACTCCTTTGATATCCCCCATTCTATAACGAACAGGATTCCCTATAGGTAAAAATAAATCTATATGGCCGCTTAAATAAAAAGGATTATCGAGAATAAAAGAATGTTCCCTGTATTGAATAGCTCTATTAGAGGCCCCGCATCCCGGACATCCGCCTTTCGGTCTTACCCCAAAATTAAATTCGTACCCGCATCCCAAACAATGCCACCGCCCTATAATATTTGGGAATAACGATTTATTATTTTGAAAATAATGGTGTATTGCAGTTCCTATATTAAAAATTATGCGTAATGGATTATGTATAAATTCGGATTTTTTTATATTGCTATTCATACCCAAAACCCATTCCCGGGAACACAGAGAACCTATTTGAGAACATCTGGGATAGTCATAATAGAATTCTTTAGTCTCCCCCGTAATCTTACATAATGCTTTTGTTAAAGCTACTGGATCTTTTATATTATCTACTGAAAGCGGTGGGTATGCCCCCTCTACTCTTACCATTCTGCTCATAAATTTCATTATTTACAGATCCTTTCCAAATCTACGGTTTTTCTCTTAGGGAGATATCCGATTAAATAATGTACTATTTTATTAGATTTATTTGGGGATAATCTCGGTAATGTATTGGGGGGTATTTCGCAATTAGGAATAGTAGCGGATTCCGTCCCAAAGGAACAATACTTTCGGGGGCGGGGTCCGTAAGTAAGGTCGTCTTCTCTCATAGCATATACAGCTATGCCTTTCCCTTCGTCCCTCCAGCTCTCCATCTGCTCTCTGTATAATTCAGGTATTTCAGTTTCCTCCAAAGATTTATAGGTTAAGCATCCGTATTTATTTATTTCTTCTATCTCCCCTAAAGCTTTATCTGATATTACCCAAGAAGAATAACTACTCTGGCAAGAGGTATGTTTGCATAATTCAAAATTAGAGCATACCCTACCTTGAGTATCTCTTATTTCTCTTAAAGCCTTTACCGCTATTCTTAATTTTTCTCGGTAATCTATAGATTGTTTCATGTATTTATCTAAATTATCTACTTCTATCTAAAGTTCTCTGTACTTGTCGCATAGCCCGATCAAGATGTTCCATTTCCATATTATCTATCACAGTTTTCATTGGTAAGTCTAAATTTCCTTTTGCATACATTCTTTTGAACATAAGTTTTTGTTTTTCAGTACATTTAGCCAAATTTCTCCTTAAATCCTGTTTTGCGTAATCTTGCAATTTCTTATTCATATAAAACATCTTCCATAACTTTATTTATGGCTAAAGTTATCTTAGCCCTCGTAGTAGGATCTTGTTTTAATTCATTCACCTTTTTTTCTAATTCCCCACTCATTTTACTAATAAGTACCTTCGCTAATTTATTATGCAAAGCATCTTTGATGCTATTTTTAGAATTCCTCTAAATAGCTTCTTTAAAAAGTAAAGACCATTCTCCCACATAGTATAAACCTCTGGGACCCCGCCCAGTAGTATAATAATTCGGAATTTTATCCCTGCCGTCTATAGATACAGCTTCCCCTTTTTTGTTTAATATATATTGTACTCTGGTAAATTCACTCTGTATTCCCCTACAATTGCCGTTTTTAAGTTCTATTAAAGCTTCTTTTATTTTCATCTAAATAATTCCTTCATCCAATAGGGAATTAATATTATAGGTTCGTCTATTGTCCTTACTGCTTCAAGGTATTTTCTTTTTCCGCCCAAAGCCCAAACTCCTTTTACTTCAACAAAAGTTCTTGCTGCTGGAATATAAAAATCCGGAGTCCAATGTTTTGTTCCGTCAAATAAATCCAAAGTTACTTTCTCATACCAAAACCCAATCCCCTTTTTTATAAAATATTTTGCTACTAAAACCTCAAATTGGGATCTAAATAGCTTTTTTAAAGAATAAGAATATACGGGATATTCATCAGAAACCATAGGATTTTTTGTATGCTTTCTTAAAAGACGTTCTGTTCCCGCTTCTGTATATTTCCTAAGTAATCTATTCGATATACAATCGGGACTACAGTATACATCAGCTTGCCCTGGAGTATCCTTCCATACTTTAGGGGATCTTATTATAGGATTCCCACATACACTGCATATTTTTTCGGGTGATTTCATTTTAATTAGATTTTATTTAACGACCAAGGAGTCGCCTGAACGTTTAAGTTTCATTACCGCCTTCTGTGCTTCTTCAATAGATATAGATTCCTTTATAAGAGATACTTTTTTCCACAAGGATATATTCTCTTCTTGGAATGCCCTAAAACAAAATAATTTTATTTCTAATCCATGTTCGGGACACTGAAACCCATACCCCAAATCCTGTAATTCCCCTGAAGATTTCTTTTCCATTTTACCCCCTATTTAAAATCAAAGATTTTGCCTTATCTATTATTTGTTTTTGGAGAGAATAATATACTTTTTCATCCGCTCTAAAAAGAGATAGAATATCGGATTTAGTATACTCAGTTCCTTTATAGGAATATTTTTTCTTACTCCCGTTAGATATAAAATCAAATTGTATAGCTTTGCTTAATACAGTCTCCCAATCCATTACAGTACCTCTTCTGAACTCGTGTTCATTTGAAGTAACTACTGTAAATTCCGCCGCCCCTGCCAAAACCAAAAGTTTCTTCTTACTGGCAGCGCTTCCCAGAGATACACTAATTTTTGTATGTTCAGGGAGTCCGGTAGAATCTATAAGTTTAACTGCCCTTCTCCCAGTTCTTCCTGATAATGTAAAATCATGTTTACTCGCATTACCACCTGGAGCTTCTTCGGAAGGCTGCCCAAACTTAGCAGGTTTTGCTCTTAATTGGTTTAACATTAAAACAGCCACCCTATGCCCAATTTTTCTTTCCTTCATTAATAGGGTTTTGCCTTTTCTTATCATATAGGAAACAAGACGGGCTTGGGTCATAACATAATTATCTTCAGCACTTCCCGCCATTTCTGCGTTTGGAGTCAGGTCTGCAATACTATCTAAGATTATAAGTCCTACATCCTCCGCCCGTATTGCAGAATGATAAATATCTACATACTCTTCCCCTGTAAGACCGTAAACTATATCTGTGTCTTCCGGAACTCCTATATCCTCTGCCCAACTCCAATCAAATGACCCTTCTGCGTCAATAAATAAAGTCTTTAATTTTAAAGATCTTTCCTTACACGTACAGTCCCACTCATAGTTATAACACCTGTGACAGAGCAAATTGGACTGTATAATCATCTTTTGTGCTATATAGGTCTTCGAGCTTGACGGCGGCCCCCAATAGGAAGAAGTGGACCCTACAGGCGCCCCGCCCCCTATACAAAAATCAAGAGCAAAAATTCCGGTAGGTATCCTTGGAAAATCTCTTGGAGCAGAATTTGCTTTGAGAAAAGTACCTTTTCCGTATTTCTCTTCCCCTGCTTTAATAACATTAGATAATTTAGCCACTTTCTTTTCCTTTTTTTCTCTTTAATAAAAAATAAGCGGCTATGCCCCCTCCCGATATTCTATAATAAAGCTTACAACGATCTGGAAAAGGGGCTTTGCCATAGAAAACACAATCGACTATACAAAAAAAATAAATAAAATACTAAATAAAATAAACATATCCTCCCTCCCTATACTACTTTATAGGATTCCTTTTCCTTCCATACGACCACTGTCTTCATATTTTTCAGGCCCTTTTGCTACCTATACCTTGATCTTCCGTCGGGGCTTCTCTTTCAATACTGTTTCTAATTGAGGCTCGTCAAAAGACACCTCCTTAGGTAATTCACCGTCTTTGTTTATCACTGGTTGAACGCTAATTCTATCGCACCCCTGTAAATAACTATGACGGGCGACTGCAATTCCCTTAAATCCAGATACACTATCTTCTACTCTCTCTCCTAAAGTTACCATAATACATTCCTCCTTTTTCATAATTTATTTTCCCTCTATTTCAATTCCTAATATTTCCGCTGCTCCCCTTAATTGATATAGAGTAAACCTCCCGCTATTACCTGAATAATCGAATGTTTTTTGGAAAGCTTCTCTATAGACTACAGCTTTTTTCTCCTCTTCCCATACTTGACGATTTTCATATAAGGCATAGTTAGAACTGTAATCTGTCTTTTCTCTCCAAGTATCAATATAAAATTGTAGCTCAAAATAGGAATCGACTTTTTCTTTCGTAGAAAAATATTTTCTACCCACTTTAACGACAATACAATTTCGGGGTTCCTTGGCATTTCTTACATTAATGCCAGCATTAACAAGAAATAATACATCCCCCTTTTTTGGTTTTCTCATAATCCTTTACCCTATACTACTTTATTTGCACGGCCCAATTCGGATAATTTCTTATCCATTTTATTATCCATCCATCCTGCAACTTGTTGCTCTACGTTATCTATTTCTTCTACATAACAAGGAATTTTAGCCGTAATATCCAACCGAATAAACTCAAAATTCCCCATATTTTTTGTAATTCCCATACTTCCGCCAATATATGCGGGATCTGTCTCAAATTTTCTGACTAATATAGTTTCCTCTTCAGAATAATCTTCTAATACTTTATCCAATCTTGTTCTTCGTACTGTAATTAATGCTTTTCCTTCTAAAATCTTATTCTCATTTTCTTTCATATCTCAGTTCCTTTTTTTGTATGTGTCAGGGAGCAGGACTCGAACCTGCACGAGATACTGCCCTCCGCGGACAGCCTCTCTTTTACACTGTAGTTTTGCAATATTTTTTATGCTTTTTCACTGATTAGGCTACTTCGGCATATCAATATTGGGGCCTCTTACGGCCCCTCCTAGACTCAAGTAATCAACTCTATATCCTTCGCAGCAATGTACTTATTGCGTATACCAATAACAAATTGAATCGAAAACTCGTAATGTATCCGTTTAGCAGCCTAAGATACGTCTGTTTTCGCTCGTTATAGTTACTGCTCCTATTACTCTTAAAGGGAATTGTGACCCCAACTCAATTTATTAATTCCGCCATCCCCGACATATTAAAATTTTGCTCTAAGCTGTACTGTTTTTTTATCCGCTCTCAATGCTGTCTTCTCCATCCACTTCATAGCCTGCACTAAACTCGCATCCGAAGTCGCTTTCATAGCAACTTCTGGTTTTTCCCAAAAACAAAATAATACTGCCTGCATACGGTATGGAGTTGTATACTGACGATGATACTCGGAAGCTCTTTGTAATAATCTTAATTGATCTTTAGTATACATTCTCCAGCGCCCCACTGCTTTGTAAGATGCTTCGGGAACTAATCCGTTTCTGATAAGGTCTCTAAAATAAGATATTGAAATCCCCATTGCATCGGCGGCATACCGAATACTGTACAGTCTTTGTCCTTTTTTCGTCCGTACAATAGTACGGTTGCTCTTTCCGACGTTTACTTTATTTCTATGGTACCACTCTGTTGACTTTTTTCTGTGGTATTCTCGAACCTCCTCCGATTCATTATATCGTTTTGCCTTTTGTACTTTTATTCGTTCCTTGTTGGTTTGATAATATTCAGAATGATAGGAACTCCTGTCAGAAAGACATTTTTTATCATTATCTAATTTTATTGAGGGCCGGAGAGAATGACGTATTTTTTTCGGCGGTATTATCTCCATATTCGATTGTTGACTTGATGCAGTTGTGACTTCTTTTTCCATTATATCCATACCTTTATGCTATAATTAATTCCCCTTTTACATCAGAATGTCGATACTCCGACATTCTGCCACGATACCAATTTTGACATTCGTTAATATCATTATCTACCAAATCTATAATAACAGGACGTTTCTTACCTTTATATAATCTTGAAATTCTTCCTATGGATTGACGTACTCTTGATTGAGGCGTAGCAAATACTAATCCGGCTAAATCTGGAACATCCATACCTGTAGAAAACATGCCGAATGTAGCGTAGATTATTCCACAGGTTTCAAGGATATCTCGTTTTTCCTCTTTTGTAGTTTTACTTATAAATAATCCCGGTTTATGTGCAGGATGTGTTTTATTTAACATATATTTTAATTGTTCTATTCTATCTGACAAAACCAATACCCTCCTACCAGATAGAGCTAATTTTATAATTAAAGAAACTAAAATATCACTCCGATCTGTGTCTTCAGCCAAAGCACTTATAATAACTCCCCTTTTTCGTACCTTAGCTAATTGATATGTCCAACTTGGAATAAATCTGTTCGCCCCTTTATATCCGATAACTATAATTTTAGGTCTATTCTCTTCTTCTCTATCCGATTCTAAAGAAATTAGCTTTTCTCCAAGATGAAGACGAAAAACTATATCCATCCCATCAGGTCTATCTAAGGTTCCGGAAGCTCCTATCCGATACTTAGCAGAAAACATTGAAACTGCTTTACTGAATTGCTCAGCCCCAGTCCTATGTAATTCATCGTATACAATTACACCGAAATGTTTCTTAAAATCTTCTCCGTATTTATCTTTACACACAGACTGGATAGTCGCTAATGTTATTGGTTTATCTTCATAATCTATTATATCGGCTTGTACATGCCCGATATCTTGTTTACAGTGTTTAGTATGCTCTACTATCATATCCTTCCATTGCTCCAGAAGGCTGGTAGTAGGAACTACCACAAGAACATTCATCCCTATATGCTCAAGGAATTTAAGAAGCATGACCGTCTTCCCGCTTCCTGTGCGTGCTTTTAGAATAAATCCAGTTTTCCCAATTGCTACAGAATCCATAAATTCTTGGTATAGCGGCAGTTGATTATCCCTAAGCTGAGAAATGAACTCGTGTTCAGAAAAAACGCCCTCGGAGATATCTATCTTTAGGTCTTCTATTTGAGCACAATCTACTCCATAATACCGAGGTATGCCGAAATAGCCCTTCTTGCTTTCATCATACATAGGAACAGAAGCTAAATCTTCATACTTCGGCCTTGCTGTTAATTTAGCTCTTAGCTTTTTTATCGGGGCCTGCAATTCATCTATAGAAAGAAATAAATGGGTCCCCAATATTCCTTTTGTATAACTCATTACTATTCAAAAATTCCTAATTTTTCATACATTTCAGTTAATGCGGGATATAATGCATTATACAATTTTTCGATTGCCCTAAGTTGTGCTATCTCTAAAGTTTTTGCCGGAAGACGTACCCACTCAAACAGTCCATCACAATAACACACCCAAGGATTTTCCTCTCTGATAACAAGTCGGAATCTTCCGAAATATATCTCAGAGTATTGTTTTCTATTAATTGAGGATATCGTATCTTTCCATTTAGGTTGTATAAATTTTGTATGCATTACTCATAGCCTTCGGATAATTCAGTAAGAGCTCCCTGTAAAATTTTCTGCAATTCCATCACAGCATATTTTTTTCTTTCTAAAAGATCTTTGCCTTTTATAGGCAAATCGTAAGGCAAACCTTCACAAGAAAGCAACCAACATTTTTTATTAAATTGAATACCTGGCCGAAGATATAAATCAATGTCTCCGAAAGTAGCTACAGTAATCTCGGTCCCTTCTTCAGTTTCCCATTTGGCCATTATAAATTCCTCCATTTTGTATACATTACTTACAGCCCTTCGATATTTCATCTAAAGCTTCTCGGAGAACGATTTGTAATTTTGCTATAGCTTCGCATTTGGCTTCCGAAAGTTTTTTTCTTTTTGAATAGGCAAAAGTATTAAAACATAGATAAGTATTATCAAATAAACTATCACAAGATAAATACCAAATAAAATTCCGTTTATCTTGTGACATATAATGATGAACTCTAAGAATAAAGGCTCCTATTATAGCCTCAGAACATATAATACCACCGTGTCCGTCTTTATAATTCACCCACTTAGCCATTACAAGAATCTCCCTATGTCTGCTTTTTCCGAAGGAGTTGCATTACTATCACTTTCGGTACTCTCACTCCCAACAGGAGGTGTACCACCAATAATAGCCAAAAGATCGGCGGCGGGTTTGGGATTAAATACTTCCCTACAATTAAAGGGTTTAATCCATTCGTTTGAATCTATTTCTTCCATTCCATTTTTACCCATAACTGTTTCAGGGGCAAAAGCTTTTAATTCCTCTTCCGTACATCTTTTAATAAACTCAAAATCAGAACCGGAGTTATTATCTTTATCCCCAAATCTTGATATCTCAAAAGTACACCCAGTCAGATTACTCTCTCTCTGCTCTTTCTTTTTAAGAATTTTATTTCGAGCCGAAGATTTAAACACAGCAAGGCGTTTTGAGTTTTTGATCCGCATTCCTGCATTAGGCCCCTTTTTAAGTATGTATTCCGAATGATCTATGCCTGTAAATACTACGGCATAATAGCATATATTGCCCGCATCGCATAAAGGACAATTATCGAAATCTGAAAGACAGGTCTCGAAGTTAACCCAAGATCCAGCTATAAACAATTGGTGTTCCCTAATAAAAAAGCCTTTGGTATCCAAAAAAGTAAATTTTATAGAACTGTCTGGAGGCATCCATAACCTTCTCTTTTTGGCTATTACATTTTCATCTCTGGATTCCGCCCGTCTCTTGGCAGCTTCCTCATCTACTTTTTTTCCTTCTATCTCCCCTTCCTCTCCTGTCTTAAACCAATTTTTATTACCACTCATGTATTTTCCCCTTTTCTTTTGTTTGTCGAAGATCTCTACCGCATATCCCACAATACCGAGATCCTACCTTTTCTGTTTGACCCTTGCACTGAGCGCAAGGAGCTTTAGTGCAAGATTGCTCAAATAATCTATCAATATACATTTCATATCCAAAATCATCGTGAAAATCTTCTCGTTGTTCTCTCTTCATCTGATCTATCCTCTTTAACTATAAAGGTATAATAATGTGCGCCACCCTGCCAAAAAGTGATGGAATCGAACCACCGTAAAACGTAATAATTTCGGTAATGATCACTCCCGCCATTATCCAATAGCTTATTTCCTCAATATACGGGATCGAACCGTAATGGCGCACAAAGTTACAATAAAATTTTTGTTATGCACTATATCAAAAATTTTAGGGGGTCTGTAGCGCAAAGGGTACATGGTGCCCCAAGCTAACCGTTTAAAGTTTCCCATGAAGTTTTAAAAAGTTCCGACCCCCTTCTTCATAATAAAATTTTCTTACTATACACTTTATCGAAATCTGCTTTTGATTCCAATCCCCCGGCGTCTTTTATCCCTACTATTTTCCAATCTAAAGCGAATAAAGTGGAATACCCCTTAAGATATTTTTTTGCTTTTATTTGATTTTTTAATCCTGGAATATCCGCATCAAATCCTAAAATAACTACATTATGGTAAAGCCGGTCAAGTTGTGCTTTTTGTATGCCTCCTCCAGAAGCTATTGCGTTATATATTCCAAGAGTATGTAATCTTAATACGTCCGTTTCGGATTCTACTATAATAACAGGTTCTTTTGTAAGAAACTGTTCTCCAAAAAATCTTGAGGAGTCTCCCCAAAAGTCCCTGCTGGCTTTTGGTTTCCGCATCGCCTCATCTTTCCATTTATTTTGTGCATATGTATGCGATATAGAAAAAAACACTTTCGATAATCTTGATCTTGCTCGTAACCACCAAACTTTATTTTCTCTGTCTATTCGGGGAAATATTATTAAACTATCCTCATTGTCGCATCTTAAATTAAAATGTTCTTGCGTGGCTCTACCTATGCCTCTCTTATCGCTTAAAAAAGAACTGCATTTTTTTACTATGAACCCACAGTGACTTTTCAACAAAGGGAACTTATCTAAAACTATCTCAGGTACTTCTGTTTTCTGCACTGTTTTCTCCCCCCTATTTTCCCATTGCGGTAAAGATGCAAAAACTTTATCTGTATTTGAAAAAATCTCCTGTTTCCCGTATATCTCCATTGCTTCCGGCCACCCTGGGATATCAAGCATCCAAAGATTATGAATTAACCCAGAAAGAGGAGCTGGATCGGTGCAGGTAAAACATCTATATAAAGATTCCCCTTCCCGATTGACTAAAATACCGAAAGAGGGATGCCTATCTGTACCTTTTTCATGGGAAACAGAAGCTAAGGGACAGGAGGAATTAACCCAATCCCATTGATAGGAATTCCAATTATCCAAAACAGAAGTCCTTCCCATACCCAACGCATGCAATAACTGCACAATGCCGCCTTTATTCATTTATTTCTTTTTACCTATTTTGACTGTAATGCTGGCATTAGGTATTGTTTCCGCTATTTTATCAAAAAAAACAGTGCCTAATTTCTTCCGGGCATCCGCTACTTTTACAGACACCATACCTAAAAATTCAGGGCTTCGTCCCAACTCCTCTAAAAGATTTCGCAGATCGAGAGGTTCCATAGTTGAAGTCGCCCTACCTAAAAGTTTTACCGTCCCCTTTTCCCCGTAAAAAGATTCTCCAGGTACCCCCGCCCCCCTAAAAAAACTTTTAAAGGCTTTTGCCTTTTTTTCTATTCTATCTAAATCCTCTTTAACGGAAAGAGCCATATCAACTATATCTGATACAGACATATCCTTTTCTATTCCTATAGATTTAAGAAACCTAATCTTAGCCCTCTGGATATTAATAATTTCTTCTTTTGTCACTTTCTTTTGTTCCATTTCCGCCTCCTTAATTTATTCTAATACTTCTACTTCATGGATATGCCAATACGCTGCACGACTATATTCTTTATAATCTGTGTAATACCAAGAAATCGCTTCCCAATACTTTTTCTTGGAATTCTCCATTTCCGTTATGGCTTTTGCTTCATCCTTTAAAACAACCGCCTGCATACTGTCATTCATACAAATTATATAGGCTATCAAGGCAATTCCCTTTTTTATTTATTTTTGATTGAAATTATGTATAGCATAGGATTAAATTTAAGTCAACATCTATTTTAAATAAAAGCAATAGGCATATTATCTCTTTCATTACCGAAATTTTCTTCCGCATCTTCGAGTTCAAAATCATTAGTCATGCCAGATAAAACTGTGTTTTGGGAAAAGACCATCCTATTGAAATCCAATTCTATTCGTATTTTTCCGGTCTCCCCTTCTCTCCCCTTTAATAATTTTAAAGTACGGTATTGTACAGGCAAACTTAATGTAGAATCCTCCACTCCTTCAGTATCAAGAGATATTGCTATGGAAGACAATTGCGCTACCCCGTCACTATACGCCACTCCTTCCAAAGTCCCAGGGGCTGTTTTATTGAATTGAAAAGTTATATATATCGGTATATTTTCGGTTAAAGCTATTTGTTTTAATACTTCTAATACGTGTAAAATCCGCTCCCATCTCTGCCCCCCTTTTGCGGAAGTTCTAATTAAATAAGCACCGTCTATATAAACAATACTTGGGTGATAATGTTTTATTTGAGCGTATATTCTATCTATCGTTCCAAAAATACCCCCTGACAGCCATTGAAAGGACTCTTGAGAATCCATAAAAACTACATCTTCCTCTAATCTCCGTATCCCAAAAGAAGACACCCGTCCAAATCTCAATCTATTATAATTCAGCCCTGTCCGTAATGCAGATAATCTTCTTGCGCATTGGGATATAGGCATTTCCATACTTATAAAAAGAACCTTCTCCCCTATACTATGTGCATGCCTTGCCTCGTCCAATATAACATAACTCTTACACGTCGAGGGTCTGCCAATTAAAGAAATTATGTCCCCGCCGCCCATTCCTCCAGAAACGAGGTTTAAATAAGGAAAAGCAAAAGGGATTCCTGGTATTTCTATAGGGTTTTGTTGTACTCTATTATGTAAATCGATTACTTCTTGAGCGGCCTCCTTTATAGATTGTACGGAATAATCATTTCTGCTTTCTTCTAATTGGATATAAACATTTTGAATGCATTCTCTGAGTCGTAATAAATCCCTACGCCCCATCGCATCTTGAGCTTGGGATAGTATAGTCCCAGCTTGTAACAATAACGATCTTTCTTTTACTTGATCTATCCAATAATCTAACGGTTCTATTGGAAAATTGTCCCACGGAACCTTAATGCCAGAAGAGACTTCTATTGTATCTAAAGTAGGGAGTTCTCCATAAGAAAGATAAAATTGCTCTATCGCCGAAAATACAATACGCTCCTCTCCTTGGAAAATATCATTAGTTATACCTTTATCAGATAGGGATACTAAAGCTCCAGGACCTTGATGGATAACAGATTTTAAAAGACCATACCCTACACTCATATATTATCACCGGATTTTAAAAATTCCCTAATTGAAATCATTTCTTCGCATCGGAATAAAGAGGTTACATAAATAAAGGGTTCATTCAAATTATGCCCGTTTATACGAATGTGCTCTCTTGCGGCCTTTTCTGTAAAATGAGCATTTACAAATTTATTTTCATCTATATAATAAAGTTTTTCATAACCACATACTTCCGCCGCCCCCTTAGATAAACTACCCGCCTCTTCTATACGATTATCGGAAGAACGGTACCATTCAAAGGTATCGGAATACTCCTCAGTTAGACCATAGATACGTTCTTTTTCAAAAACACAGAATAAAGGATTGGCAGTTATTCGATTATCTTGTGTTTTTATTTCATGAGCGATCCCTCTAAAATCTATTTTTGTCTTTCTTTCCGGAATTCTCCGCTTAGAAGAAAAAAGCGAGGGCGGGGCGGGAGGCGGAGGGGGCTTCTTTTGTATGTTCGGGGGTTGCGGATTAGATTCTTTTTTACTCATTATTCTCCTTTCAAAACTATATATTTTGTCATTCTATCTCCAAATAAATCCCTTGCTTGCCACCCAAAAAAATCAACTAAAGGTGCAGAGTGTTCAAGTGCTTCTTTCTTATTTTTTGGCAATGTTTCACTGTATAAACTACATATAAAAGGTTTCTTTTGCATTTTTCGATCAGTCAGTAATTCTATGATTTTAGGGCGAGCCTTTATATACCCCGGATGAATCGCTTCAAAACACGGAAACATTAATAAGGCACAGGTTTGTATAGGTAGTTCATCGTCTGCGGGTAAAAAGGATTGCTTCCCAAAAGCAAATTCTATGAGCCCCTGCGGGCTTTTTATTTCGGCATTGAGATTTGTAGATAAGACAAAAGTTGCGGCGACATAGGCATACAATGTTCTAATATAAGTAATGGAATCGGAAAAGCAAACTACCCATTTTCTGCTTTTTGTACATATTTGAGTAATTAAGAACTCGATTCTCTCCTCCATTAATACTGAAGGTTTAGAAAATACAAAATCTGGAATTTTCCTATCTTTTAAATAATACAATGCCCATCTATAGTTAGACAATTCTGTATCTATCTCCCAAGGTTTTACTACCTTAAACAGGAAAGATTTGTTTTCGTTCTGCATTCAGTAAAGAAGTCTCCTTTTTTCTATCTTCGGTTAAAAAAGAAATAATATCGTTTTTACAGTAAAGAAATGCTCTAAGATTTGGGCGAGTCGGCATAGCCATTTTTTTATTCTCTACTGTACTGAACTCGTGTTCAGCAATATCATCCACCCATCGGATTACCAAATCTTTTGCTATATCCGCAATTTTCTGTGTATCTGCTTTCTGAGAAAGTTGCTTAATAAGATGATTTAACATCCCCTGATCTTTCTTTGTTATGCCTGCGGGAACCCCAAATCCTTCTTCTTTGAAGTGTCTCTCAAAAATACTAATAAATAATCGGGAAGTCATAGGTTTTTGCAGTTTCTTTACAAATTTAGCAATTTTCGCATTCAATGCTTTCTGCTTTCCTTGGAGAATAGCCTCCCTTAGAGTAAGCTTCAATTATTTCCCCTAAATGCTTATTTAAATATTGTATTTCCCATTCTAATGCATCCGTTCTATTTATAAATCCATTTTGTAATAATATAACATTTGAAAAATAAGGAGGAATTCCCGCCACTGCCCAATATCCCCTATCGTTGTTGAAAGTAACAGCAGTTGCTCTTTTTATATTAGGCAAACCTATTCTCTGTAAATTCATTGTATCCGAATACACAGAAGTAACCGTTCCGTCTGGACTTATAATTATTTTAAAGGGTTTATTTTTCATGGCAATTATTCTTTTCTCTGAATTGGTATTCTTTATCCGCAGCCTTACAGATAGCAGAATTCCGGGGATCGTTTTCTTTTATATTCTCAGCCAGCCATCGTAAATAACCACTCGGCAAACTTGTAATATCTTGATTTCTATATTTACCGTAAGGCATAATCATTTATCGTCTCCCTCTACCTTCATTTTATCTAATTCCTTTATTAAATTTTTACTGTAATAGAATCAGGGGTTTCTATATAAAATTCCGTTTTCTTTTCGGATACTGCACTTTGTCCGAGGTTATTAAATACTTCAGTTAGCTTTACACAAGAGGGGCCTACTATATCCCCCACATCCACTTCCACCTTACTACCATCAGGCGAAATTGTTATTTTAAATGTTCCTTTCATAAATAAACCCCCTGTAATACAACGCTACCGTCTTCTTGAATCTCTACAAAATCCACCATTCCTACAGTATTAGCCTGCTGTATTACTGCTTCGGTTGTGTATTCCCGACATAGCTTTTCGCATTTATCCCCAATAACTTCAGAAAGTTGATTGCGATAATTATCCCACTGTATTTCATAACCTTCTAACGTTTGTACTATTGCAGCCTCGCCTCCTCGGTTATTCGTAACAACTGCTATACATTCTATTTCGGAAGTCCAAGCAGATATATACGTCTTTTGGGTTACATCTAAATATAGATCTAAATTCTCACATGCTTTCTTTAAAATAGATAAATCCGTTATCTCTATATTTGATATTCTTTCTATACAACTCATTTTATTTTCCTTTTTATAACGTTTAAACTGAGCTGCGGCGGTAAAGCCTGTGAATATCTATGGCCTATCCGAAATGGCATGACATTCTTCCGTTGGCTCAAGTGATTGGTTATATATCTATTCCTGATAAAAACACCCCTGCTTAAAAACAAAGCACTCTTGGCAATCGGCTGCTCTTGTTTCGTTTTTTGTCTCATCTAATGACAGCCAATCGCACCATATCCCGCAGCATCTTGCTACTTTTCTTTGGTTAAAATAAAGTTCGGCTTTATTAACAGTTACATCAGGACAACATATTATTTTATTAATTGATAGCTTTTTAGCTTCTTCAACAGTGTCGGCATGAAGGCCAATTCTTAAATTATCTATTTGTGGAAAGTTTATATTTCTCCAAAACGATTTGTTTCTTGTATAACCGTTTTGTAAAATTCCTATCGCTGATAGTTTTAACATTATATCACTTATTTTATCTGCTATTTCTGGTAGACAATCCCCCCAAGGCCACCAGTATAAATGCATAAGATTATAATCACACATATCCTCTAATATTTTATTTATTATTGTAGTCGCACTATTATCCTCAAAAAATTTATATGCTCTTCTCTCATGCTTATTAGTTTCTTGTGTGGGACAATACAGAAGACAATGCTCGGTTAAATATGCACAAGTACCACCATCTTCCGGTAATCCTACAGGAAAGATTATAGCCGGGAACATACCATCTAAAAAAACTATTTTATTATTTACGTTCATAAAGTACACCACACTCCCATTGTTGGCAAAATACTGGCCTTTTTTCATAAATAGAACATCTGTTAGCTCGTGTTAAAAACTTACACTTTTTTTTAAAAATTATAGAGCAAGTTGCAAAAGAAATTCTCAATCTATCTATAAAAGACAGATTATCGCAACAACGAGCACAATAAGCGCACTGAAATAAAATTTTATTCCCTATTTCTATTTTGTGATCACATAGCATAGTATCTAAAATATAACATCTGGCTGAACATATATGTGTCTAAAGTATAACCTAAAGCTATACACGCTTCTCAAAACCGGCGCAAAAAAAGTCTTGGTTTGTCCATATTTCATCAACAAATTCTCCCCCACAGCCATACCCCATACATCCTAAATCTATATCAAGTAAGTCCTTAATTTTTTCACACTCCGCATCATTCATTTCAGGTTGCTTTACGCCGGACTCAAATTGGTATTTTAATGCTTTCCAATGTAAACACTTTAAACACTTCATAGTCTTATTCTCCGTATCTGCGAAGTTGCTGGGCTTATAATAGGGATTCCCTTATCTGATTCTCTAATAACCATACGCCTGAGCAGCGATTTAGATAACGGCATCTGCTGTTTGTAAAATCCATAGGATGCGGATTCTTTCCCTAAAAGCTCTTTTATTTCTCTATCCCCCATAAATCTACCTTTGCCCGAAAAATAAGTTTTAGTGTCTGCTTCACATATAGGTAAGATTTTTGTTTCTCTTTCGTGTATATCCAATTTAAAATAAAAAGAAAAAAATTGTTTCTGTATCCCAAAACCTTCAGTAAGAGTAAATATTTTGAAATAAGGATCATAGGCTTCAAAAAATTCATTCTTCTTAACTATTGCATGCCCTTCTCTCAAAGACTGAAAAAATATTTTTTCTTCCATTCCTACGGTTGTAAAACTTGGCAAAAGATGAAATAACAGAAACTTAGACACCGATCTTTTTTCTGGGTATTTAGTTACCCCCCCTATAAAATTGAAAGAATACCTCAAATCAAAATTCCTTTTTTTATTTGAACACGTGTGCGGGATTAAATAATATCAATATGCATAATGCCGACTTTATATTCCCCCTCCTGATAAAAATTCAATACCCCTATTTTGTTGTCTATTCCTAAACCAAAAGAATCTTCGTATCCTATTGACTTAGCCCATTCTATTGCCAATTCAAAGTTATCCTCAGAGAAAACTTTATTTTGATCTGCATAACAAAGAATAGATTTATTTGTTACAACTATCCAAGCAGTTCTATTTTTTGGCGCTATATACCGTTTTTCATCTATATAACCCCTACATTTTGGATTACAAGTAGTAAATTTACATGGAAAATTCACACAGGTTATTTCTTCACAATCTTTATAGGAAGTCTCTAATATTTCTCCGTTTTTAGGTGACAATTATTTCTCCTCCTTAATTTTATTTTAAACCCTCTATAACATAGATAAAAACAAAAGTCAACAAGTAAAATATAAAGCGATTTAAAGAGACTTTTTTAGTGGAGATATAGTAGGATATGTAAAATATAAAAAGTCTGCTTATTTGATACAATGCCGTCCAATTTTTATAGAATTTATAGTTTGGCATTAAAGCAAATTACGATTTAGGAATAATAGGCTTTCTGTTTTCAGGAGAAGTTTTCTTTGATTTTTTATTGTATCTAACCATTGCCGCTTCTATATTTGTGAATTTATTATATAAATCATTGCCATTATGTATAGCGGGGGTGAATCTTTCTTTAACATGATTAGAATACCAATCTAATGCAGTATCAATTCGCTCTTCCGAAACTTCCTTATCCAAGACCAAAGTGCGTATAGAAAATAAAAATTTCTGTGTTTCAGGCACTGTGTATGCAATATTGTTATAGGGACTAAGAATATCTATTATTTTTCCAGTCAAACGGAAAAACAAAGTATCCTCTACTTTTTTTATATCCGGTATTAAATTTTCCGAAATATTTTTTTCTTTTTTCATATGAGAGGATTTTTTAGGGGAAAAATTTTTTTCGCTCTCTCTCTTTTTTTTATTAATATTCTTTTCTTTAATTTTTTTATTACTTAGTCTTTTTAGTGCGGTGTTTTCCGCCGCCGAGGTACCCGCTGGCGGGTTTTCAGGGCGTGGCTTTACGGCCTCAAGTCCTTTATTTTTTAGGGTATTCATATGGTTTTCTATATTAAATTGACCCTGTGCATTAGCATACGCCCAAAACATTCCAACATACTGTTTTGTTTCAGCATCCCGATATCTAATCCGCCTTAAATAATCGTTTTGTTCCAATTCTCGAATTCCTGACCTTATTGCATCCCTTCCTTCCTTCATTATTTTTTGTAAAGTAGTTATATAAGACCGCCAACCGTGCTTATTGGAGAGTAAAATACATAGTATAGCTTTCGCTTTACCGGAGATATCCGGATTTCGTAAAAGATCATTAGGTATCTGCGTAAATTTTTCTGTTGGGCTGCAATTAATCGCATCCATTAATCTATTTTCTTTTTTCATTTTCAATCTCCAAATTAGTATCTTAGTTTTAAATTAGTTAAGATTATCCAATAATTCGATCTCGTATTCTTTTTTTAAGAACTCCCTGTTCTCCAATATCTGCATCTTGTACAACTAAGTATATTATCAAAAACAGATTGTATTAGAGATGCTCCGCACTCAGGGCATAGGTTTGTATTTTCTTTTTCTTTTTTCTTATCTTGCATTTCATTCCAAGGATTTATTGTGGGGGCGGTAATTGCACCATTATTTTTGATGCTGGCCCAAGACCACGATTCTGCCCCCTCTACATGCAATAAAAATTTAATTTCCCCGTCCGGTAGTTCTGGATGATTAGTAGCCCTGAGAATTTTTTGTACTGCATCGGATATATCTCTTTTTTGCTGTACTGAAAACATTATGCTCTCCTTTCTTTCTTCTCTTCCCAAGACGGTTGGGTCCACTCTATACAAAACGCCTTAATTAATATTAATCCTTGATCTATATCTATTTTAGAAGTTGGGCTAATTCTATACTCCTTGTTTTTAAATATAATTCTTTCTATGTTATTATAGATATTATAGCTTGTTATTTTAGTGTATACATATACCCCCGTATAATCATAAAAATCTATTTGGGTTTGCATATTTTATTCCTCCTTCCAAAACAAAATACCCCCAAGGAATTTATGTACGGCCTGAATAAACCGTCAAATAGCATTACTACTATTTGATTCCTTGAGGGTATTTTGTATGCCTCTTTAACATTACAGAAATATTTAGTCGAGTCTATTCAGTTTTTACATAGTTAGGCTTATAACAAATATAGATAAGATTGTCAATACAATTATTGCTTTTTAATACTTACCTTTTCTTTTCCTATATAAAAAATATGTTTTCCTGGTTTTAATTTAGATAAAGTTGTTTTTATAAAATCGGATGCTTTCTCACAAGCCGTTATAGTATCGTATCCTTGATTTTGTAGTATTTTAACTAATTGTTCTTTTACCATAATAGGAACACGTGTGCCTTTTATTTTCTTGTGGGGATTATATAATCTATTTCGGTATCTCTTAAAGTTATGGAATAAAACCCCCAGCAAAATATTATAGCATAACCCTCCGGGAATAAAATTGTATATAAAGAGGGCAACCAATAAAAGATCTTTCTATTTTTTTGTAATACACTTTTAAAGTTTTCTATTTTCATAATTATTTTTCCGGTTCTACTTCAACTTTATTTTTATTGTTTTCAGCTCTTATTTTATTAGAGAGAAGCTGATCTTTTGCTTTATTTAAAATTGAATTTAAAGCTTTATTTATATCGGTATTCAAATCCTCAGAATTTTCAGCAGCGGGCCCTTCTAATAAAACTGTTGGGTTATTAGTGGCGGAAGCGTTACCCTCAAGAACATCTATAAGTTGTTGTAAATCGGCAAAAAATCCTCTATCTAAGAGTCTGGTAACAATAGCGAGGGGATAATCCCCCCATTCTTCGTCAATTTCTTCAAAGTCTAAGCCTAATGCTCGGTTTGCTATTTCGAGAGATTGGTTAATTGTGAGTATTCCGGCATTAGACACGGAGTCGAAACCTCTCATCAACCCCTCACCGGTAACTAACGGCGGGCCGCCAGACTTAAATGCCCAATACTTGCTATCGAGTTCTGTCATTATAGTATTATTATAGATCTCATCTTCAATATTCCGTTCCGGCTCAAATACTTGTTCTTCCGCAATTATACGTGAGTGTTCTATAACGGCCCTATTATAATCACTTGACCGGCCCACATAGATCATCGGAAGTCTAAAATCCATACGAAGCTTTTCTTCTGTGGATTCTATATATTTTTGGAACATGGCATCTTCAGCTCTCGCTTCGTTCAGAGGTTTTAAATCTATTCTTGGAACTAATTTATCATCAATTCCGCCCTCCGCTTGGGCTTCCAATAAAAGAATACGATTGAAGTTTTGGTATCCTTTTGCTTGTCTCAGCAATCCCTCAATAGTATCCATACTATCCTGAGTCAGTATTCCTCCGGATATCATAATCACCAAAGGGGGGATGCCTTGGGAGTCGAACAGATCATAATTTATATAATCCGCACTTCTGACTCCAATGACTCCAAGTACATTTCCTATCCATCTCGGAAGTCCATAAGTATCTGCCCCATTTTTAAAGTGAATAAGTTCTGAAGCAATCTCTTTAACCGGAGCCTCATCTTCAAATTTACCTGTTATAGCATCCATCTGTCGAGGATCTCCGTATTCCTTGAACCATCTTATATTACCTTTAGCGGCTCCGGGGAGTACCTGAGCAAACCTCCTGAATTTTTTCCGTATAGTTATTGGCTTATCTTTCCCATTACGGGGAAGTTTTACTGTAATTTCCTGCGGTATTTCCTTTGTGAGAGTTGCAAGACGTATATACTTTGCTTGTGTTGAATATATACAAGCGATTTCTCCATCTTGAGATCGGGTCACTTCCATATACGCATAACCTAAAACCTCATAATCCACCCGCATTGTTCTCCGTACAGTTTTAAAAGATTGACGTTCGTTTGCTTTGCGGAAAAAATCCGTAAGTCTTTTTTTATCTTTTTTAGCGTCGTCGGAATCTTTCTTTCCTGTAGGTCCTATATATTTAAAGATAATATCAAACCCATCTATATTTTGTACATACGCATCTATATGCGGGGACAGAATAGAACTGGACTCATACATAGAATAAAGCTGTGTCGGGGAGTAAGGAGGTACCATAAGACCGTATAGATCATAAGAACCCAAAAAGATATCGTCGGGTTGAAGCTGCCGGGAATATACAACTTTTTCCGTAGAGTTAGTTACAGGCGCAGAAGAATAAAAAGGAGCGGGCAAAGGCAAATTTCTATCTCTTTGTTTTGCTTTGTATGAAGATATATCATTCAATCTCCTATTTAGTCTATGTACTTGACTTTCTTTTATTGGTTCTTCCCTATTATCTTTTTGTTTATCTTTTTGTTTAGTTTTTTGTTTAGTTTTCCGTTTCATAATGACTCTCCAATTATCTGTTTGTGTATATCCCTTGTTAATTCCCTGTATTTTTTACAGGCTCTTTTTTAATCTTCAGTTATTCTAGAGGCCTTAATTAATACTAAGCCTTTATCCCTGTCCATAATGGCAGGATGGATTCTATATTCTTTACCTCTAAAAATAATTCTATCGATGCCCACATAAATATTATATTCTGTTATTTCGGTTACATAAAGCTTGTTCTTACAATCATAAAAAGATATCTGGGTTTCCATTTTCAATCCCCCATAGCTATTTGTTTAGTTTTTTGTTTGGGCTGTTGTTTTCTCATAATTTTATTCCTTAAATTTTAAAGGGCATAAATCCGGAGTACAATTTCCTTCATAGAGATTTGGGTTATCTAGATTAGTGCAGAATTTCAATACGGGTTCTTGTTCTCTATAGTTTTTGCCTCCGGTTATTTCATTTTCTTCCCATCGAGCACTTAAATACGTGCATCCTTTTCCATACCATGCTTTCATAATTTCAGTTCCTCCATAGAATAAAGATTATCCCCTATCTGAAATATTGTTTTCTTTTTCACAATTTAATTTCTTTTAAAATATCTACCCCTATACATACCGCATTAACCGTAGCAATTAAAGCAGCAATACATAGAAGAGAAAGACTTAGAGTTGCAAATCCGAAAACCCACAGGTCCATATAGGGTACATAAATTAAAGAGTTCCCAATTATTCGGATAAAGAAAAGACCTGTATAATAGGGGAGAAAGATTATCGTCGAAACTAATAGTATAGAAACTACTGTTTTTCTTATCATAATTTCATTTCCTTCATGGAATAAAGAGTATCCCCAATTTGTATATCAACTTTCATGGGAACACTTAATTCAAACCCAAAATCTGTAAGAGTATCTACATGCTCCATTCTATATTTTAATTCTTTTGCATAATATTCTATTTTATCTTCTTTAACTTCATAAACTAAAGAATCGTGGACAAAATTAACTTCTTTTATGTTTATTTCATCTATAAAACCGCTTTTATACATTTGGCATCCGCCAAGAAGAGTATAATCAGAACTTGGTCCTTGTATTTTTACATTCACTCCTTCTCTCTCTGTCCTTTTTACTGTTTTTTCATCTTTGGAGCTGAGATTTCTAAGATATCTATTTCGTCCGAAAATAGTCCGTACTTTACCATCTCTGTACATTTCTTGAATACATTTATCTTGCCATTCTTTTACTTTAGGGTATAAAGTATGCCAAGCTTCCCACATTTCTTTTGCTTCTTGTATAGATAATTTTATTCCGTAATCATTAAGGGCATATTCTTTCAATCCCGGCACACTTAGAAGGTAAGAAAGGCCGAAATTAGCAGGCTTGGCTTTTTGCCGTGCTGTTTTTTGCCCAGCTTGGCTTAATTCCTCCCATTTCTTTCCTGTCCGCTCCACAAATGTTTTTGCAGTAATTATATGTATATCTTCATTATTTCTATAAGCTTCGAGCATTCTTTCATCTTGAGATTCATGGGCTATAAAACGTAACTCCGCTTGGGATAAATCTATATTTAATAATTTATATCCCTTCGGGGCTATAAATAAACTCTTAACTATCTTTTTTTGTTTTTTATTTCTGGAAGGAAATACCATAGTGTTTGGCTTGCGAGCGCCCACACGCCCTGTTACAGTAAAACATATACTCATAGAAGTATGTAATCTGTCGTCGGAAGCTATGTGCTCTTGATAACTTTTTAGATAGTGCGTTTGGATAGTATGTAGTTCTTCCCTGTTTTCTCTCCATTCTATGAATTCCCGGACTCCTTTTTTGGAATTGTTTTTTATTTGTTTTAAAACCTCTTTACTTACTTGAGGTACTTTTTTGTTCGGAGTACTCTTTGCTGTAAATGCTTTGGGAGTTAGCCCAAAACCTTCTTCTGAAAAAAGAATATCTATTATTAATCTGCTTCTATTCAAATTTAAAACACCTTTTTCATTTACAAATTTGGCATGTTTGTCTTGAATAGCTTGCGGTATTCTTTTTACGCATTCTTTTTCGCAAATATCTAATTCTTCAAGGACTTCAAGTTCTGCTTTTCTAATGCCCTTTTTATCTATTAGAATCCCATTTTTGGAAATATTATATAAAACAGTCTCGGATACCGGATGTACTAATTTCATATAATAGTTTGCAGTTCTTGGATCCTTCATCATTTCTTCTCTGACGGCGAGTCCTACTCTTCTCGTACCGTCTGCGTCCTTAATAGCGTAGAGATTAAACGCTTCTCGATTCTCTCTTAAGGAAAACAACATATCCTCTTTTTTGTAGGTTGCTGAGAATTCTTCTTTCCAGGCAGGCATTGTTGTAAAGGATTGTACAAGAGATTCCAAAGAATTGTTTAGATGTAATTCTGGATCCAGAGCATGACTTGCAATTTGTGTATCCATTACGTGATTAATAATGGGGGGGAATCTGCCAGATTCAAATACATGGCAATCATACCCTATACCGTTTTTGGTATATTTTTTTATGTCGCTACGAATTAAAAGTTCATGCAATTCTTTAACTTTAGTATCGTAATTATCCGACTTTCTGAGAAAAACAGGTACGTCTTCTTTATCCCGATTCCAGACAATACATTTATCATGCTTTGGTATTTCATCCTCAAGGGGTAGGACTTCCTCCCATAAAACTATGTTATACCCAGTTCTCTCTTCATCTGAAATTGAATAGGATATAAAAACAAAATTGTCATCGAACCATCGCAGCCCCTGAGTTTCGGTATCTATCCCGATTGTTATATCTTTTTTATCTAAGATAAACTGAATAGAATTAACTTCTTTATAAGAAGTTTCTTCGGAAGGGACAGTAAAATTGTTATCTATAAAGTTTCTGAGGGTTCTTAAATCTTGCTGGAATTTCGGCAGATCGCTTTCATTCCGCAATGTTGCCGAGGGATGCAAAGTATATAATACTTGGCAATTAAACTCTTCGGAGAAGGCCCAATTACCCCGTCTTTTCTTTATCCCGGTTATAGGTGTACCCATAACGGAATGAGAAGCGATCCCCCCGCAAGCAACAATAACTTTGGGTTTTATATATTCTATAGTAGTTTTAAGGGCGCCTCTACAACTTTTTAAGATTTGTTTGATTTGAGAATCAGAAAGAGAGTTTTTATTTAGTATGCACCGTGAGGCATTCAATACAAATACTTCTTCTCTTTTGAGTCCTATTTTATTAAGTTCCGTTTCCCATCTCTTTCCTGCTTTGCCCACAACAGGTCTTTTTTCCTGAAGTTCGGTATAGCCGGGAGATTCAAAAGTAAATAGGATGTCTGCTTCCAGATTGCCCTCGAACTTCACTTCTTGATTTCCGGCTGATATACAATCGCAATTTTTTGACACTATAGAACCCCTTTAAAATTTCTATAAAGGATTTCGTTTTTAGAAATACATTTTTCGTTCCTTACAATAGTATTTAATTCTGAAATAGAATTAAAAGAAGCGCAACCCTTCCCCACATGAATAAAGCCATGCAGTTTTGAGTCCCCCCCATCATAAGTTGTGACGTCAAAGGATAAATCATGTAATTTAGGTACTTGTTTTTGAATGTCTTTGTAAATTGCCATAAGGTAACTTTCTATTTTATCCATGTTTTCTTTTCTCCTTTTTGTTTTATTATCTATCTAAAAAGGAGCACGACCACACATATCTTGGTTTTTGCTGCGGCATGACTTGACCGAATATACCAAGTTTTCGACCCCCGTCCAGACTTTCGTTGCTGACCTTCCCAGCAAGATCTGTGAAAATTTTTTTTAATGTCTGCGCTCCTTTTTAGATAGATAATTAATTTAAAGACTACTTAACATAGATAAAACTAAAAGTCAACAAATTATTTCAGCCAAATTTCATCTTCCACCATTATTTTTAAAATATCGCCGTGGCACGCTAATGGCTTACACCAACACCCTAATGTTTTTCCTATAAGCTCAGGCAAGGCTTGAATAAGGTCGGATCTGTACATTATATAGGCTTCGTATTTAGATATAACTTCGTCTCTCGTTCCGTCTTTACCTATTCTAAATGGATTTTCCCATTTAGAAGGTCTTCCGATATAAACATCATAAGGTTCTTTTTTACAGTGTACGACTTTTATAGACATATATGTACTCCTTTCTATATCTTAAGATTTTTCTTTCTTTTTCTTGCAGAGTTCTTTGGCTGTGCGTATCGCCCCCATCCATTTTGGGGTTAATAATTCCGCCCTGTATTTTTGTACTACAGCTTCTCTTGCGGCAGTCCCTAAAAACTTTCGTTGTTTTTCATTGTCTATTAAAGCTTTTATATTATTAACCCAATCTTCGTTAACATTTTGTACAGCAAGTATGGGGAAATTATCTTCGTATGCTCTTTTATAAGGACCGAAATTAGAGGCTATTGTCGGGATTGAAAGTAAAGAATAATGAAGCAGTCGAATATTGGATCTTGCGTTTGAAAAATCAGATTCAGATAAAGGGGCAAGCCCTATCGAAAATTGGAGCTTATGCATTAAATCCGGGAATTCTGCTACATCAGTGAATTCATAGAAAAATACTTGTTCCGGAAAATCTTTAAGTAGGGAGTCTATTTTATCTCCGATGGTTACAAATTTAACATCCGGATAATCGGTTAAAATTTTATGCATGGGTTCTTCAAGAATCTTTAAATCTTCGGAATGATAGTGGCCGCCTGCCCAGCCCACTATAAAATCCGGTTGATTGTAGTTTTTCTTTTTTGGCGCATCCCACATTTCAATATCAATATAATTAGGAATAACCTGGATAGGGGTTATAGTATACTCTTCTGCGGATTCTTTTATCTTTTCCTCAGTAACTACAATTACATCGACAAGTTGCATCATGTTTCTTATATCTTCGGCTACTCTTTCAGTATCCGTGGCTTCATATTCTTTAGCTTCCGGATAATTAAAAATGTCATCGTCGATATCGAACAGGGTAGCCGTATTTGTCATCCTACAATACTGCACCAGGGCTTCCATAGATCTACCGCCCACTCTTTGAAACACTACAACATCTGCCCAGTCAATGGTTTCCTTGGTAAATTTAGCAAACATTACGCCACAGTTTGCAGCTTTGGCTCTCGAAAGATACTTACTTGGAATTAAAGCTCTTTGATGGACAATAGCCCGTGAGCCCGAACCAAGAAAAAATACATTAGGTACAGAGGGAGAAGATCTATGGAAAAGATCAGAAACAGGGTTTGCGGATTGACCGCCGAAAGTAGATTTATTTTTCATTTGATTTCCTTAATGTTATAAAGAGTTTTCATATAAAGTTAGACTATTAAAAATTCGATTCTGTCTATTTTTCCCTGTGTGTCTCTTTTTTAAAAAAGAAGAGAAATTCATTTTTTTAAATATATTAGGCTGATTGCACCAAGCTGCAAGGTCGATATAAAAATCTGAGTATTCATTATCCCAGCAACTAATATCTCTCATTATGTAAGGCAAACATTGCCATTTTTTTAAATATTTTATTCTTAAAACAGTTTCAGAAAGGTTCATATTTGGATGGATATAGACAAAAAATTTCAATTGGAACGCTTTTCTCCAACTAAGAAATTTTAATTTATTTTCTATGACCTTTTTATATTCAATAGAATCGAAAGCGAATGTATAATCCCCTAAATAATTTAATTTATTTAATAGTTCGCTATTTTCTTTATCTATCAATCTAATATCTAAGCCTTGATTAAATTGACAATTGATTTTTTTTGTAATTAATTCTCGCAGAAGAATTTTGTGATTCGGTAAAGCTAAAAAATTATTATCTAAAAATTTAACTTTTTTATGCTTTACAATATCGTCTATAGTATTTACTTGTCTTAATTTACCCTCTTTTTTAGGTACACAGCAGAAAAAACAATTTCGGATACACCCTCTGGAGATAAAACCATAGGAAATATCACACTCAGGGTATAGGGAGTAATCAGGGGCAAGGTTTTCTATTTTATCCGGTAAAGTTTTATAAAGATTTACTCCCGTACCTCCAAAATTAATATTTCTACCCCAAATATATTTAGCATTATCTTTAAAAATAACACTACAAAATGCTAAATCTACATTATTTGTTTCTTTTATCTTATGATCAATCTTTTTTTTATTTGGGTAATATGGAATATTAAGTCGAATTAACTTAACCGTAGCCCCTTTATTTTTATAATATTGTGACAATTTCATTAAAACTATATTGGGAATAACTGAATCGGCGTCTATCAATAAGACCTTCATTTTTTATACCTGTGTTTTTTGTTTTGCAAGATTCTTCCGTGAGGAAGCACTACCTTCCATATTAATAGAATCGCCTTTTATTTTTCTTCCCTGAGCAAGATACTCAGGAAAATATGCAAACTTTTCTTCAAGAGATAAAGCTCTAAGCAGAAAGCCCCAATCCGAGGCTCTTCTAAATGCGGCATCCTCTTCCCATAAATAATTTTTATCCCTATGGACAAATGCGATATGGTCTATCCTATTATATAAATGCTCTATCCAGAATTGGGTTGCTTTTGTCCATTCTTCTTTTAGATCTAAAAGTTTCCCTGTTAAATTTCCTTCTTGGTCGCATTGATGTATTTCCATAAAATGGAAAGCCAAAAAAATATGTGGATTTTCGTCGAGATAGGTGACCATTTTTTCGCAACGGTTTGAAAAATATAAATCATCATCTCCGAGATAGCTTAGATATTCAGGGCGTTCTTCTTGGGGGAGCTTCCATATATACCGAAGTCCTTGATTCACCCCAATAGCTACTCTGTTTGTTTGAGTTCTTTCAGATTCATCTTGGATGGGAATACTATTCACAAGCTTAAAAGCAGCAAATTTATCAGAGTAGCTATTTATAATATCCTTAACTTCTTGAATACTCCCATCATCGACAACCACAACCAAAATTTGATCTGCAATAGTTTGATTTGCAATACTATTTAGAGCCTCTTTTATAAATCTTGGCCTATTATAACTCGATACAATTACACCCAATTTAACCATCTACTACATCTCCTTTTAAAATTTCTGAATAATATTTCTTGGTATTTTGCATCTTCTTTAGATTGATGAACAATATAGGTCTTAGCAGGAATCCTATCATTTGACTTTATAGCAAGATAAAACCCATCACGGAAATACAAAACTTTAATCCACCAACAATTCTGAGCAAATAATCTATCCCCGAATATTAAAACATCAAACACTGTCAACATCTCCTTTACTTAATAATTTGCGGTATTCCTCTATTAAACAATATGCCCCAATAACCTCAGCGTCGTCCCACTGCGGTAATTTAGTAATATCGGTAATTGTAATTAACTGCATAATTCTACTCTCAAATGCATCTATAACTCTATCCTTTAAATCCTTCACCCTTTATTACATCTCCTTTTTTACATTCTAATTCTTCTCATTGTATTTATTTTTTCTGGAATTGTTACAGATTGTTTAGATTTAATAAGGATATTACCGTAGTTTTTTTTGAATACTTTATACCCACGCATAAAATCAGATAAATCAATAAGTTTTGTTTTAGGAATAATCATAATTTCCTCTTCTCCGTGACATTGGAGAGTGCACCATGTAAAATTTTCGTATATGTTCCTTCTAAAAAAGATACAATCTACAGGTTTATTGCAGACACTACAAATAAAAAGACATTTTTTTGCATTTACTATATTATTACACTTTATTTTAAAGGTCATAAAAAATATTTTGATCTATTTTTAATAATTGAGGAGCTCTTTCTTCGCTCTGTAGTTTTTTTGCCATCTACAACATCTCCTTTCAGAATTTTCGGTATAGTATTTCTTCTTTTGGCTTACGAAATTTTCGGAATAGTATTTTTCGGCGGTTAAGGCTTCCCACAAAAACAAATTTAGGAATTATATTTTTTGATTGCTCCAATTCCGTTCTATTATACTCTATGTCGAATTCTTCTATTTCGCTATGACAAAATACGGTGACGTGTTCTATCCTACAGATAATATCTCTATATACTGTAATTTTATCTATGTATTTATTGCATAGAGCACAAATGGGCCTTTGTATAAATTCAAAGTAATTTTTATATACAATCATAAAAAATATATAGCATAGGATTAACTATATGTCAACATGTTTAAAGCAGAAAATTCCGTACCGGAATAATATTGCTTTGGGTAATATCAAAATCGCTACCCACTGTGACTATCCCTACGGGTTTAAAGTCTGAAGAATAAGAAGAAGGGATTCGTGCGGCATCATATTTAGGAACTGCAACTCCTTCTTCGATAGCTATTTCTGCGAGAGTTGTATCTATACCGATTAATACTTTTTTAAAGTACCCTTCGGTTAAAGAAATTGCAAAATTCCCATTCGGCCCGAAGTCCAAAAACAATTCCTTTTTGGTATATATAGTAGTTCCGGATATTAATTTTCCGCCGTATAGTCTGACTTTACTGCCGGAATACGCTTCAAGTCTAAATGCAAATATAGAATCTTTAAGATTAGCGAATAAAGAAGAGAATCTGTTCAGATCGTCTGCGATTATCGGAGAACCTAAACCATAATACGATATGGTAATATCTTCCCCCGCTTTGTTTAAATGAAAATAAACTATCGATAAATCATAATCGATATAGAATTCTGTTTCTGAAGTCGGAGCAGATGTGGATTCCGTATATCCAGGAATTGTAATATCGTAATCTTCGCTTGGTTTCTCTTTTAAAGTAATAGAGTAAGGCACACTGGTTTTGATCGTATGCTCCTCATTTGATATAGAAACAGCGGAACTTCTTTGGGGGTATTTAATATCGCAAATTAAAGATGTCATATCTTATATACCAATTTGTTACCAATTTTATAAAATTAGTAGTATTAATTGTGTATTATCGCTCTTACGTCCTCTATGTTTGAAGAAGATATAGTTTGTATGGTACCAGCTCCAGCATTTCCATCATCCTGCACAGATACAACGGCACACGGTTTGCAATTCGCCGGAACCGAAGGGATTGTTGCACCGGCTTTTGTTGAGGCTTCAGACCCCTCAGTAACTATCATATCTTCAGTTGAGGTATTCACTGAAACTAATAATTTTCTCCAATAGAAAACAGTCATAGCAGATACTACATATTCTTGTCCTGCCCCGAATTTCATAATTTCATCAGGAATGAACACAAGTTCAGTTCCGGTATTTATATACCCGCCGGTTAGATTTACATTTGTATCTACAGGGTCGCTCGGTTCTATAAGAAAGGAAGTCAGATAATCTTTCACAGAACACAGAAAGTTTGCAAATCTATTCATATCCTCAGCAGCTACTACCGAACCCATGCCGTAATAATAAATAGTTACAAGCTCCCCTGCTTGGCCTGAATAGAAATATATAGTAGAATCTTCATAATCGACATAGAATTGATTATCGTTTGTAGGCATAACAAGGACTTCTGTGAAATCTGTAATGGTAATTCCGGCAGTTTCATACGGTCTTTCCTCAAGATTTACCACATAAGGATAGGCCGAACCAATTACTTTTAGTTCAGGGCTGATAAGTTCGTAGGTACTTCTCTTGTCGGTTTTTTCTGTACCGACCGTCCATTTTATTGCTGTTATTTCAGATCCTAAATCATAAATCGGCATGATGTTTTCCTATTTTACAGATATTTTATAAAACTGTTTTTTTCCTCTTTGTAGTAACAGCTCCCCATCAACTGCATCCCTCTTGGACACGGTATAGGCTATGTCAGTTATAAGTTTTTTGTTAATCCTTAGCCCCTTTTGTTTTATAAGTTTTTTTGCTTCGTTTAAAGATTTGCATAATCCAGAATCTTTAAACATCTTACAGACCCAAACAGGAAGTTCGAGCTTATATTCTGCCGTTGGATCCTTGGTCTGTTCGGTCGATTCTTTACTGTTTTGAATTTTACGGAACTCAACTTTAGTTGTCAGCTCAGCTATTTTTAAATTAGCTTTCCTGTATTCCTTTTTCTCATCCTCAGTCAAAAAATTTATATCTAAAGTAACCTCCATGATTTACCCCACTACGTAAAGCCGACAAATAAAATTGTTTGATTCATAATCATCCATCGTGCCTTCAAAATATTGAGTGCCGTCGCCGTACACAACAGGAGCACCATAAAGAGCCTCTTGATAATCTCCGGTAACTATCAAGCGAAAGAATACGAGCCCACGAGTAAGGGAGCAGTCCCGGCAATCTACTGTTAACTCTATATCTAATTTAGAATCGCAGGGCATGTCTCCTAAATCTAAAGGAGTTGCATTTATGGTTTGTTCAGCCCCCCCGTCTATTGAACAAGTTAGCCAATCGCAAGTAACTACCTCGTACCCGCCGGAAAATTGAGTATTTACATACTCAGCTTTTATCTTAGCATTCTTTAAAGGCTTTTTTCCCACCTGCCCACGGGCCCACCATAACTCAAAATTATACACATTAGAAGTTCCTACTCTAAGATAATCTAAAAACAAAGTTCTTAGCGGCCAAGAGTATCCAGAAAGGAGTATTTCTATTTCGGAACTTGTTGCGGTGTAACTACTTCCTGTCTTTGTCTTAAAACTGAAAGTGTATGGTTTTTTCGCTGCAATATCCGTATTTAGAAATCTATTTGGGTCCCACTCTGTATTAAAGCTCCAGCGAGCATAACTTAGGGCTTCTACTTCTGTATCAAGCCAATACTTAGAACGGATAGCTGATATTTCAATGCTTAGATCGTAATAAATATCAGCAGAAATTGCCTGAATATCCGTATTTAAATCATAAAAAGTATCCCCTCTTGCTCGGATATCCGTATTTAAGTCCGATACAATCTGAGCATTCGTTATTATTTCTGTGTTTAAATCGTAAAGGCTCGATTTCGATGCCTTTATTTCTGTGTTTAAATCGTAAAATACAAAATCAGAGTTCGCTGATATTTCTGTATTTAGATCTACATAAGATCTTGCTACGGCCTGAATATCAGTGTTTAAGTCTTCAAAAGAAATATTAAAAGCTGCCGCAATTTCGGTGTTTAAATCTAATATCGTTTGTACTGTTGTGGCGGATATTTCTGTTTCTAAATCAAAAAAGATCTCATCACTTGCTTGTATATCCGTTATTAAATCTTGTAGTGATTCAGAACCGCCAGATATTTCAGTATTTAAGTCGCTAAACTCAGTAAACGGTCCGGGTGCGGCCTGCAATAAATAAACTGGCCTTGATACTTTTTGATATAAGCCATAGGGCAAATCATTAAATAATGCTACTTGATCTGCCGATGGAGCAAAATCAAAAATACTACTACACTTAATAGTTCCGTCAAAAAATCTACCATTAGCTAAAACATCTCTGCCAAATCGTAGAGGTTGGGCAGTTGCATATAAAATACTTAATTCGATACTTTTCGTATCAGCCTCTTCACCATCTACATATATTTTTTGGTCTTTTAAGTCATAAGTCCCAAATAATGTATGATCTCTATGGGTACTTAATGCAGATGTACCATGAACTTCATACCAAGTAACAGAATTCAAAAAATAAAAATAGGGAATAGCCTCTGTGCAACGTAAAAAAAATCCTCGAAATGGTTTACTTACAATATGGACTTTATTAGCATCAGCGTCAGTCCAATTATTAGCGTTGAACTTAACAAAAACCCCAAGTTTGGCTGGCGTGTAATCAGTCCCAATTCCTATTTCTGAATATTGAGAAAAAGCATCGTCTAAAACAATTCCTTGATCATTAAAAACTGCCCCATTTTTAAGGCTTCCCGCCCGATGAGGATTAACTAAATCACTAAATACATCTCCATATCTTTCCCACATTGGGGATGTGAAAATAAGTCTGTCAGAATCTATCCCATAAATCTGCTCACAGTTTTTCTGGACAGCATACTGAACATTGGCAGGAGACCCCCAACGAACAGGCGGGATATTATAACTATGTCTTAGAAATATTGCCATTTAGATTCCAGTACACAAAGTATATGCACAAAAAGTATAAACATCAGGACCATCTACATCGTTGTTGGCATTGTAGATAATTCTAATACGACTAATTGCTAAACAATCTATGGTGATTGCCCACTGAGCGACTACCTCTAAATCCGGATCATCTATATCCATAATGTATGATGTAGTAATATCCTGTTCATTAGCAAGTCCATCAAGAATTGTAATAGTATCACCACCATCACCTGAATTAGATACTTGAAAAACTACTTCTGAATCGGCCACAACAGTGTTTAAAATAAATTTAAACTTTCCATCGTTATCTATCCCTGCTGTTTCAGGATTTGTACATGCAATAACAGTTTCCGCAGCAGGTTCCGTAGCATCAAAGGCAAGCGGTGTAACTGGTGTTCCTTGCGGGCCTACCAGCGGCATTTCTATAGTCCAGTCATCTTTAGCTGGCGAGGCTTTCCCTGTAGTCTGGATTATAATTTCTGGTTGACCGGTACTTGCAACTGCTTCTCCTAATACCGCCTTAATATATAGCTTGCATTGATACGCAGAACTTACATCAAGTTCGGCCCCTAACCTAACTGCCCCATTCGCAGTCAGTGCCCATTCATCGAGAGTTGTTTGATCCCCTTTTGTTAATGCCATATTTCCTCCTTATATTACCAATTCTGCTTGAACATCTGTAACAGATATATCCATTTGTGGATGGTTTAAAATATCTTGTTCTGATTTATAGGCATCTATACAATATTGCATTTGATCAATAAATCCAGCTTCAACACGTGAAGGAGGATCACCTGTTTTATAGTCCTCATTAAAGCTTTGAGAGAATAATTCCTCAGCTTCATCAAAACCCTTTAGTTCCCATACTACAGAATACTGCCCTTTCATGACTTGATTAACTGATTGTTTTATTATTAATATAGATGTTAATGCCATAGCATCCTCCTTATTTTCTAAACTGTTAAATCTACAATTCCAGGATTCCCAGCTCTGTCTTTAATGAAAACAGATACCGTAATCTCACTGTTTAAATCCCAAGCCGTACTTGGAATAAATCTAATTGCATATCTGTATGGAATCGTTATCGGTAAAAATGTTATTTCGGAACTTTCGGAATTATAGACCACTGAGTTTACTGTTAATTCCAATGATGTTAAATCTATTCCAGAAATCAAATCCTCAACAACTACATAGATAGGCCCATAAATACTTATTCCCCCTTCTCCGTCTAATGGGTATGTTTCTGGAAGGATATGAGGGCCTACAGCATCCACAGGAAATTTAGCCGCTATAGAGGTATTCAAATCCGTATAATAGAATCCTGCGGCTATATCAGAGCTTAGATCATTATATTCTGTATGATAATACTGGGCGGCAATTTCAGAGGATAGGTCGGCGAGAGAAATGAACTCGTGTGCAGCAGAAATCTCGGTATTTAAAGAAATTAATCGAATACATAATGCCACTATCAAAGAATCTCCAGTAGAATTCCGGGGTTTCCAGAATCATCTCCGCAGTATAGTTCCACATTTATTTCGGTGTCATACTCAAAAGCAGGGGGATTGAAATAAATGTGATGTTCCTGTGCCGATATAGTGGTAAAAGTAAGTCGGGAATTACCGTATTCGTACCAAACTCCTGCGTTAAATCTTACTTTAAATGTTGTATCGTCTATTCCGAAATTTGAGTCAGGGTTGTATAAACGAAATTTCATAGGTCGAGCTACCGGGACATTTTGTTCGTTCCGTCCCGGACTATGATCATGTCTTAATAATAGTGGATCAATAAAAACAGGCATTTTTATTCTCCAGTAAAAACTTTAAATATTTTTCGTTTGATATCAAGTAAAGCCTGGATACAGCGCATTATTTGATACCCAACTTCTATCAAGAGTTTTTCTTTAAGAGGGAAGGGCAATAATCTTCCTAATTTCAATTTTGCCGGGATATACATTTTTCCAAATCCACTATCTTTTTCTTTAGATCTTTAACTTCTTTTACTAATCCGAATACGATTCGTTTGTAGAAAGCATATTCTGTTTCCCTATATACCCCCATCCCTTATTCCTTTTTACGAGGTTGGCCACCAAACTTTGCCATAGCTCCCTGTACAATGCTTCCCATGTACGGTGCTGCAAAATAAAAACCCAAAATGAGCATGACTGCCCCATTCATTTTTTCAGCAAAGACCCCGATGACTTGGGCAGATTCTAATAGAGGATTAACATATATGGCATTATCTCCAATTGTTTGCCTCATGGGTTCTACCCATATTCCGGCCACGCTTAAACCCATACAACTTAAATATTGCAATAGCCAAACCACCACGATGCACAGAGCAATTAATCGCCTGGCAAGGTTTTGACCTTTCGTGCTATCCATCCATGCGATTATCATACTACGTGCAGCCGCACGATCTTTTGCCGCTGCCCCGGCTTTTTCCTCGTCCGTATAGATCAGGGCATCAATCCCTTTACTAACATTATCTATGACAGCCGTAATCGCTTTATCCGTACCAAATATTTTGCCTAATGTTGATCCTAAAAACATATTATTAATACCCCAATATATTGAATTCTGAGCAGACCGCCCTTAATCCTCCATCTACTTCCGATATGGCCGTCAAGCTTATATATCTTACAGATTGTTCAGCAAACTCCACCAACTGTTCATCTCTGGTTTTCGATAGTTCCCCGAAGGCAAGTTCCGTCCAGCTTATTCCATCCATACTGCCAAAAATGGTAAATTCCTTGATGGTCCCGTTCCATTTTGCGTCTTGCCTTGCCAGATAATAAAATCCGGAAATACGATATATTTCCCCCAAATCAATGTGAATTTCATGCGGATAATTCACATCCGTGCGCCAATATGTGTTTATGTTTCCGTCTATGGCCAGTCGGGCGAACTTTCCTTTTTCTGAATCCTCGCTACTTACATAAGTTATTTCCCAATTGTCTCTGGAAATCCTCATTGGGTCTTCTGTAGGTTCTTCTATTACCCCTCCACAAAATAAATAAATATTCTCAGGGGTTGGAACGCCTCTATAAAATGTAAGGCTTTTCGACCAATCACTCCATTCTCCTTCAGCATTACCTGCGGCGGCAGCAACGATATGCCTACCATCACTAAGATGATCTATATTGTAATATATCTGAACTTGGCCCCCAACATTTTCTATATCAGCAGACCGGACTTCCCCATTAAGATCTATCCTGTATTTAATTATATCATTTGGTTGCGGATCGGCAGTTAAATGATCAGCGAAACTTATAGATGCTACCAATATCCCCATTACCACCATTAATGAAATAGAAATTTTTTTAAACATTTTTATCTCCTTTTTATTTGAAAATAATGTAGTTTCCAAATTATTTTTAAGGTAAACTGTTTCCAAAAATAATCAGCTTCCAGAAAATAGCCATGAGTGATGCTAAGCCTACTGTCGAGGCCGCCCGGACAATCCACTTCCAGTAATCCGTGTTTTTTTGATCTCGTTCACGCAGTGCTTTTTTGATTGCAATTATTGTTTCAACTTCTCCAAGTCTTTTATCGCAAACTGTAAATCTCTCATCAATCTTGCTGTAAACAGCAGCAAAGCCTTCATTCATATTTTTATTTAGGTCAGTTATGGCCTCAAAGATTTTTACGGCTTCCATTGTTAATCTCCATTCATTAAATTAATACTATGGGACTTTCTATCCCATTCGATATGTAGTTTTTGGACATCCTTCTTTTTATTCTAATTTATAGATTTTACCTGAAGTACTTACAGGAGCATAAAGAGCGCCATTGAAGACGGACAGTGTGTATATAAATGTTCCAGTTAAAGGCCCCGAAGCGGCCCAAGTAGTTCCATCTGAGCTTTTATATAAATCTCCGTCATTACCAGTACCTACATAAAGAACATTATTAAAAACTGCAAATGATCTTACCCAATCTCCAGAAGCGTCATAGACTTCTGCCCAATCTGTTCCATTTTGGGATCTTCGTATTTTATCGTCAATCCCTGCATAGATATAACCGTCGAACTCCAATAGTGCCGTAACCGAATCTTCAGCAGAATCATCGACTTCCGCCCAATTCTTCCCGTTTGAACTTCTGAATATTTTACCAGATTCGCCAGTTCCGGCATAAATATAATTTCCGAAAGTCCCTAAAGAATAAACAATATTGGTTCCAGTATCTTCTACTTCGGCCCAGACGGTTCCATTAACGGTCCGATAAATTTTACCCTCGCCCCATCCAGTTCCGGCGTAAAGATACCCATCAAAAACACACAAACATCTTACGGAAGGTTGCGTTGTATCGTATACTTCAGCCCAATCTGTGCCGTTTAAGCTTCTATATATTTTACCGTCCTTACACCCATAATATAGATAACTCCCGAAAACAGCTAATGCCATAACATCCGCAGGTGTGCTTTCTACATCTGTCCATGTATCTCCATCAGAGCTTCTATATATTTTATCGGCAGTTGCAGTTCCTGCGTATAAATATCCATCAAAAACAGCAGAGGCATAGATATAAGCTACGGCAAGATCTTCTACTTCCGTCCAAACATCAGGGGGAGCTTCTCCATTAGATTGTCCTATCATTAAGTGATATACTCGTTGAATGGTCATTATTTACTATCCTCCCAAGATCTTCCACCATAAACAATAGTTCCATTGTCTCCGGACATAAATAAGGCGAAATCAGTACCCGCAGCAGTCCAAGAAGGCTCAGTTCCCCCAGGCCAATCCACAGAGGCGGGCCAGGAAAGGGTGTGAGCTCCGGCATTGATAAGTTTTAAAGTAAAAGAGGCCACTAAACCAGCATCAGGCCATCCAGTAAAAGCTACAGTAAAATCTCCCCCGACTGTAACTATATGATAAGTGCCTTGATTAAGTTTAAATTGTTCGGTGCCGGAAGATACTGTACCGTGGTCTTTTACCTTCTCAACAAAATCTTCTGTGGTTTCTATTCTCGTAAACTTACCCTTATTAGGTTTATCTTGTCCTATAGGGGTATCTTCTATTTCTCCGCCGTCTATATGAATAATCTGAGCTTTGGTCTCGGCTCTTTTTACGTGTATCATGATATTACCTTTCAACCCCAACAGTAACTTCAATATCTACTCCAGCGCTTCCAGCAGAACCAGATAAAGTTACTTTAAGATATTCAGTAGCAACTCCGAATAGAATAAACTCATTCCTAATCAACGTGATGTCGTATTCCTCATCATGGAACATTGCATCAGATTCAAATATTTCTTTACCATTTTGATTCCATCCTGTAACAGTAGCGGAACCGGGATTTGCAAATTCAGGAAGAGTAACCAGCATTTTGATAACCTCCCCTCGAATATGTTTTGCGGGATCGAAATTTGAAGTTTTGCTGGTATCCCCTGATCCAAAACTAAAAGTATAGGCAGACTCCCGTATATCTTTCATAATTTACTCCTTTCTTTTTAATCCAGGCAGCCATCCAGATGTAGTACCACCTCGGTATTCTTTTCCTTTTTGCAAAACTCTGACTGTAATATCGCCGATTCTGTATCTGTTCACAGATTTTCGCTGTAAAATAGTTATCCGATAAGAAACAATTTTATTCCCGATTCTTCCCATTAAATACACATTTTCGATAAGTGCATTCCGTCCCATAGGTATAACAGCTTCGATCATATGGAGATATTCTTCGTATCCAGATAATTTTATGGAATCGTTTGCTTGAGGAAGTAAATATTCAAGAGCTTTGATAGGTTTATTAGGAAGGGATGTCCAAAGAGAATCCTTTGACCCTAAAGGGTTCCCTTGAACAGTTTCATCATTTTCGTAGTGCGCTATAAAGCTTAATTTTTTAATCATTCTACTCCTTTATTATCTTTTTTGATTTTTAGCAAGGAGTTAAAAATTGAACACGAGTTCAATTATCGCATAATACACCATAAGTATCTGGAATTATTATGTATATGTGAACCTCAAACTGGTTTTGGGCAAAGAACTGAAAGGTGTAGCTGTAGAGGGAATACGAATACACATATTCCAATAAACATTATCCCCGGCGCTTCCGATTGCTGATCCTGTGTTCAGGTCGAGTCTATTACTATCGCCAGAACCTGCCATAGCTACAGCATCCGCATGCCCTACCCAATTTGCACTTCCAGGGGCACCTTCTGTGGTAACTATCCCTTTTACCATAGAATCTGCCGGTGTTCCTGCACCTAAAGGCTGTAAAGCAATAGAATCGTGATCGGCATCGTCCCACATTTCCAAATACGGAGCTGATGCAGTATCTCCATCAAAATAGATACAAAAGACATACTGATTGTCTCCACCACTCTGTTGTCCTTGATCTGTTCCCGCTAAGGGAACTTGTTCCACAGTAGAGCCATCATCAATAAATGTTTTGTCTACTTCGAGACTATCGGCGGCAGGGATTATTACAGTATCTCTTTCTCCAGTAGCATCGCCATCTGTAACAGCATCGCCTGTGAAAACAAGAGAATGTCCTGCACTTCCTACTGTAATTGCTGCCCAATCATCATTTGCCCCACTGCCATCTTCGTGGGCAGTCGCATCTCCACTTCCTGAATTATAAAACCAAAATACACTGGGTTCTGCCATGATAAGCTCCTTATGCTATATAATTTATTATTTTGATATTGTATCATACTTTAATTTAAGTTCGGCGTAGCCCCTACACCATATATTAATCTAAAAACTTCAAAGGTTAAAGGAAACTCTACCGTACCGTCATTGCAAAGCCTTGGGAGATCATAAGGATCGTTTCCCGTATAAAAAGCGTCTATTCTGTAGGTATTTGTTTCTACCGTATAAGGTACGGGAGTTATACTCTCTTCGCTATCTATAGGATTTGTAACTATATTATTGCTAATATCTCCTTTTGAGGTAGTAACTGTAACCCATGCAGGTATATAAACTTTGTCTAATCGTTCAATTTCCGGGCTCGTATAATCCGCTCCTGGCGTATATACAGAACCGCCTTCGGCATACCAATCGCTTTGGTACCAGTGCTCATATGCAGCAGCAAGACATTCTTCCATAGTTCTACCCGAATCATAATAAATATGAGTGCCGTGATAAAAGGCCGAGGGTGTGCCACTAGTATTGTATTTTACTGTATAATCTATCGAAGACTCAACTGTCATTATTAGAGCTTGTTCTTTTGCTGCATTACAACACCCATAGGACTGTGAAGCATATATACCACAAGGAGTCCCAAAGCCCCCGTCTGGAAAATCAGGCGAAGGTACTCTAGTATCTAAAAGCGTTGTTTTATAATAAGGTGCTCTAACTTCATAAAAACCAGGCCTAATACTAACCCCTGCTGAAATATAAGGATGTTTGTAATTATATTCTGGATTGTCTTTTGGGGATTTAACATAAATACACTGTTTACTATCCTTACAGAAAAAATAGGCTATGAACTTTTTTCCTCTTCTAATTGGATACCAATCTTCACTTCCCCAAGTATAATACGGTATTGTCCAAATATGGGTTACGGTATTGTAAGAAAACTCAACGGGAAAACCTTCATATTTATCCCGTCTGTAGTACCAAGTATCCCCGATTTTATTCCAAAAAGGTATTTCATCCGGGTAATCTTCTGGTTCATATGCATGCGCCTCCCCGATAAGCACGTATCCCGGAGCATCCGGGTTTTCTTCCATCAAAGATATTCCATCGTATCTGCCAGACAATAATGTATGGTCTATTATAGTTCCATCGTCTCTTGTAATTCTGAATTGAAAAAACCCTATTCTTCTATCCCCTCTTTTACTCCACACATGCCGAAAGGCTTTTTCACGAGAGGCGGAAGCCATACCGCCAAACTTAGGTACCCACCTTCCGCTGGAAACACGAGTTTGGATCTTTTTTTGATATTTAAGCCCTTTTGGAACTATAGCTATTCTAGTAGTCATACCCGCCAGTTGTTGTTTTTGTGTCCGTTTATAGGAATAATAAATATTGTGGATTTAGCATTTTGAGAAGCTCCAGGATTTGCATATATTCTTCCATATTTACAGAAATTACCCGCTGTAACTCGTACTATTTTGGGCATCATCATTTTTAGTAAACCTCTTGATCTTCGGGCATTATCATTACGGATTGCCCTTGATATTTTTCTATGCACGTCTCGCCTCCAAATCTAATTCAGTAGTATAGCCGTTAGAGTCTATATTAATAGTATACCCTTTTACATAATTATATCCGATTATTCCAGATTCTATTATTGAACCCAGCCCAAATACTGCCATCAAAGGAATAGGGTCTATAAGGGGAGTCGAAGCTCGTACGGCTTGGAACTCATAAGCCACCAAAGCAGATAAATAAGTGTAACAATCTTCTATAGAATTCCAATCGGGCGTATTGATGCTAAAAACTAAAGGAGGTTCATCTTTTACAGTAAGCATTGGACGTAATGGACAATCCCCGGCGAATACCTGCATCGTTTTCTCTGCTCCATCAGTTCCGCCACTATTAAGATGTTGCTGTCCTCCTGCCTCTACAATATCATGCTCAAAAGTATAAGAAGTTTGCCACTCTTCTTCTTCGATATTCCACATCTTTGTAGCTATGATTGTATCAACACCGTAGGTCTCTGAACTTATTCTTGAATATCGAGATGTACGGATTTCGGACATAATTAAAACAGCACTTTCATAGGATTCTAACCCCGACAATTTATAATCCCTTGCATCATATTTTGTATATGCGCCATCATCGGAATCATAAATATATAATTCCTGTTTGGATGTAACCTGTCCTTTGAGATGCAGTGTCAAATCATGTTCGTATGCTGTGGATATTATGCTATATGTAACTATAGTCTCCCCTATTAGAGTTTTGCACGTTTCTGTTTCAGATTCTATTACCTGGCTCCATGCGTATACAATATCGGCTGAAGTTTCAAAATAACTCGTGTATCCAAGGACGTCAGTTAGGGTTGATTGTTGAGTTCGATTAGTTAAAACCGATTCTCCTACTGCTATTCCTGTACGGGTTTCTGTTATAGCATAAACTTCATAAGAACCGTCTGGTGCCACAACCATACCTGAATGTTCAGAATAACTACTTTGTCCTATACCGCTTACAAAATCAGGATCTAATGTAGGATCTAAATCTTCTCGATATTGGCCTTCCTGACCTTCTACTTTAATGCATCCAGGGACAGGGGCGTATTCGGTATCTACTGATTTTGAAGTTGTTCCTGTTAAGGTTAAAGGAAAACTCATTAAAGTTCCTGCGCCATTTCTCTCTAGAACATATAAAGTTCCCCCAGATAAAACTATCAAGGGCTCAAATGTAGAAATAAGTCCGGTAAGTGCTTCAAAGAAAGTCGAACCTATACCTATTGTAAAATCTCCCACCCAAAAATCGGGGAGGGTATTCTCAACCTCTAATCCCATCCACTCAATTACAATTTTTTCTATGATACTGTGCATGGACCAGCCCATTGAACCATATTGATCGCCAATTCGGATATATACTTGGGAATCAGGATATGGATTTTCTGTCATATAAGATGCCTGATCTTCGGCAGTCATTGTAAAGAAAGAAATATCACAATCGGGCGATTTTCGAGTATAGGCATATTCCGTGGAGAACCCCGAAACTGTTGTAATTAATCCACCTTCGGCATCTTCTGTATAGTTTATAGTTCGGATAGTCATTGTCCGATCTCTCCATAATCTCGGATCAGACAAAGATATAGTCGAACCTAAAACATATACCTGTTCCCCCGGCTCACTGAAACTAATCTCTTCACAAAGCGTATTCTCATTAAAATTTATATTTATATTAATGTAGGCCATGATTATCCAGCCGCCATAGCTTCCCAAATATAACCCCCTTGCTCAAAGGTTACTGTTTTGGGATTCGATTGAGTAATTTTACTGTTTCCTATTTGAGCAGAAGGGATAGTAGAAGTCTGAGGTATTCTATTGGAACTCAGACTGCCTCTAATCCCCGATGCTATGTTCTCTAACCATCTTGCAACTGTATCTGATTTAGATAAAGCCATTTTGGTATTGGCGACATTATTTCTTAATTCTTTCAACTGATCTTGTTGCATTTTTATATCAGCTCTGACTGTTTCCATAGTAGCTTTCATAAGATCTGTCTGCGCTCCTGCCATTTTTGCATAAAGACCGGCTCTTTCTTCGGATCTATGTTTAGTAAAAGGGACAGCCTTTTCGAGAAGAGCCATTCTCATTTCAGCTAAAGCTTTTCTGCCTCCCGGAAATTCCCCCGCACCTTTTCTTTCAACTACTGCTTTTTGAATTCCTTGTAATATATAGCTTATATAAGGAGGTACTTTCTTGCCTTCTCCTGCCCCCAAACCTTCTCTATAAGTCATACCCGCACGGCCCATTCCAAACATGCCTTTAGGGACCATAGATACATCACCTATTTTTTCCATGACCATTCTACGAAAATCCCACTCCCTGCCTTCGCTTCTTGCTTTTATACTTTTTTGTCTTAATTCTTCATAACGGTCCTGTTTAGTTTTCCGTTTCGTGGGTATCCCAGTCAAATCGGGCGGGGGTGCGGCTTCCTCCCCGCCATATTTAGCTATTCCTATGAAAGCCCCCTGTAATTTACTGGCGAAAGATAATATAGTAGATTGTATCCCCCCAGCTAAGTTTGCCAAATTCTTAGCTATATTTCGAGGTATTTTAGCTAATTCTTTCTTATATTTTTTTTCTTTTTTTGTAGCCTCTTCCGTTAATTCTATTCTCTTTTTTAATAGCTCTATATAATCTTCTCTTTTAATATCGGGGACTTTTCCTTCAGCTACCTCCTGTAATTTTTTGACTACCAGCAATAAGGCTCCGGCATCTTTTTTTGCCATCTTATATTTATCTAACCAATCTTTAAGGCTATCAGGAGCAGCTTTTACCATAGAAACCAAATCGGTCCACGCATTTTTCTGATCTACGGTTTTATCGTACATCTCAGCGAGGGCATCTAATTTTTCTTGCAAATCGAACTTCTTTATATAAATTCCTAAATCTACTTTTTTGCCTGATTTAGCCGCTTTGAGAATAGCCTTATCGTATCCCTCCATTTGTTTTTGTGCCTCTTCTTGCTCTTTACCTCCTGTTTTCCTCCACTCCTCTAAAGCCCTAGCTCGTGTTAGATTTTTCTCTGCTTCAGCCAGTGAGTTGGTTATACCTTTTAAATCTTTTTTAGAAGTACCTATCATTTTATAGGCAAGTAATTGCTGTTTAAGACTTTCCAGATGGTATTTATGTTCTTTTAAGCTTAATTCTGGAGTTACTATTTCCTTCTTATCTCTTCCTAATTCATAATCAAAAATACCCTTCGCACGGGCCCCCAAGTCTTTAAATTTATCAGTTATCCCTTTATCCCCTTTTGCCTCTTTTTTAGCTTTACGCCGCTTGCCCCATCCCTCACTCATAGCTTCGGGCAGTCCCCGTGGCAAAACCCCTTTAACAAGAGTACTGAGCAGCCCTCCCATAAAAGCCTTACCGGAAGCTTTACCGGCAGCGACCATCCCTTCATAAAATAAAGCACCGAGAGTTTTAACAACATCTTTAATTATAGGGGGGAGACCCTCCATTAAAACCTTAGCTATTTTAGATACAAAAGTAAGAAAAGGACTTTTCCATTCCTCTATTATAGTTCGTAGAACAATAGAGATTCTTTTGGCCGCTTCTACCACTCCCCCTAATAGATCCCCTTCTTTTAAGTATTTAGTCCAATCTACTTCGGATAAAATAGTTTTTAAAGTCGCCACGAATGCTCGCATATGCTTTCCAGCGTCCATTGCCCATTCTTTTACTATAGGGGAAGCAAACACTTTCGTAAGCCAATCGTTCAAACTGGAAATAGCAGTAACTACTTCCCAATAAGCTCCAGTAGATTTCATCATATCATTTACAAAGGATCTATATTGATCCCTTAAATTCCCAATCTGGATACCAATATTCATGGCTGCATCGGCCATTGATTTGGCCGGGACATTTAATTTGACAAACTCCCCAAAAGCTTTAAGAGCTTTTTGTGAATCTTTGGTTATTTCATTTAAAGTATATCCTCCAGCTTCCGCTATTGCGTGTGCCGAAATCTCAAATCGTCTTCGTATAGATCTCATATCTCCAGACAAAGCTTCTCTAAGAGCAATGCCTGCCCCTTTAACTCCCTGTATCGGGTCAAGAGTAGCAAAACCTTGTATAATATTCATAATGTTTTTAAGGTCTTTTTCATCCGCCCGGCGGAACATAGGCTTTAAGGCCGGGAGAGCGGCAAGAGATCGGAAAGTATCCAGTACCTCCTCAAACATAGCGGGGTATTCTGCGGCATATTTGGTGGCAAACTTCATCATTTTGCCAAGAGCATAAGTATTTTTTATTATACCTCCAAGACTGATCTCATAAGATCTAAAAGCCTCTCTAATGGACATAAAATCAACGACCATTCTTTTGGCAAACTGAGCAGTTTTATACCCTATATAAACAAAGGCCGCACCCCCTGCTACAGATACGGCAACAAAAGCAGCTACTAAAACGGTTAAGGCATTTTTTAAATTAAAAATCTTTTTAGCTACCGAAGAAAGTGCACGCCCTCCTCCAGATAACATATTCAGGAATCTTCCCCAAACAGAAGTAGCCTTCTCTACCCCTTTGATATCCTGTTTAGGGGCTTTTACTCCCGGAATATCAGGCTTAGGGACTTTTGCTCTTGGAATATCCGGTCGGAGGAATTTTTTACTTAGTAGGGCTCGACGTTTACGTTCTGCGGAGTCAGCCTCGAATTTTTTACTTAGTAAAGCTCGACGTTTATGTTCTATCGCTTCCGCCATTGACGAAGGGTCGAATTTTCTGTATATAATCTTCTCTTTTTTAGGAAGATTATATTTTCTCGATAAAAGTTTTGTTCTTGCTTTAACGGCTTCCCGAAAAGCCTTCTTTTCTAAATCAGCTTTTAGACGTGCTGTTTCCACTATAAGACGTCTTTCTATAGCGGCCTTACGGCGGGCATTTCTTTCCTCTTGAGTATGAATGCTTCTAAATAAATCTCCATCCTTAGTACGTCTGACCTTCTCTGATTTACCCTTCGGCTTTTTCTCCCCCATAGCCCACGTTACTGGAGCGGCTAATTTCTGTCCGGCGAATTTAAAGAAATAATATTGCCGTCTAAGTTCTGAAAATTTCTTGGATAAACCAGATAACGCAGTAACCGAACCATCAGCAAAGCCTTTAATGTCTCTTTTCGATTCGGAAGCACTTTTACCCATTTTTTGGACACCGGCGCTGAACATAGTTATACGCCCTACATTGCGCATAATTTTGTAAAAAGCGCCGCCCGCCGAAGTTCCGAATTTCCCGACTCTCCCCCCAGCACTACCAGCAGCTCCGCCAACCTTATTGAAGGCTCCGGTTACTTTACCTGCACCACTGGTAGAAAATCTAATTCGTGCTCTGGCTGCCACTGTTTTGTATCCTTTGGGTCAATGTATTCAATCGTTGTAAAATATCAGTATATTTACCGGATCTTTTTAACTCCTCTATATAAACTTTTGGGGGATCGGCATCGGGATGCCCTTTGTAATCTTTTGGGTATAATTCCCGACGAATTGCATCAAACTCCACCATAGCTTTTACTGCATCTAAAGGTAAAGGACGTCCCGCTTCCGCAGAAGTTAAATATCGTCCCCACAAAGTATTGTTCATAGAACAACGCTTTGCTACATTTCCGTATTTTCCTAAACAACAATCTTTTCGATAAGTATCCCATTTCTGTTTAAAAGGTAATTTAAGCTTTGGATTGTTAGTTAGTCTAATTTTTACTTCACAATCAGCGGCGTTCAAATAATCAATATCATTAGGAAAATCGCGTAACGGGTCTTTTAATTTATCCTTAGCTCTATTCAATTTCTCTTCCGGATCTCCTTCGCTCTTGTCTTCATCTAAATTTATCCCGGCAAACGCTGCTTGCGTTTTTAATTCCTGCAAATTGCGCTCTTGCAGTTTATTCCAATAAAGTCTTAATAAAGGACGGGTAAACCCTGTTAATCTTCCGTTTTCCCAATTTCCTTGGATATATTCTCTGGTGTACCCATATTCTTTGGCGAAGTGCTCATAGATGGCTCCAATTGAACTGGTTCTCGACTCTCTGTTCTGATCTCCATCCACTCCATGAGCCCCTTGAAGTTTTTTTCCGTACCTTCTGGGGCAGTGTCATAACTAAAATTTTGAACAAAAATTAAACTCGCTATATACCGAAGTTGCTGTATCGTAGCTCTTTTAACGTCAACTTCTGGTATTTTAAAAAGCTCAGATAGCATAACCCTTAATCTTCCGCTTCCAAGAATAGCAGGTAAAGCATCCTGTTGAAGTGCTTCCAATACAGCATTTTTACAGGATTCGTTTATGCAAACTACTTGCTCTCCTAATGCTTCTTTATAGACTTTACCACATACTGGACATTTCATATCTGTTGTATATAAAGCATACAGAATTTTAGATATGGTCTTAGACAGCTTCTCAGCTTGCCCTTCCGTAAGAGGATACAAAGTATGTACTTTAGATCCTATCAAAATAGGCCTCGCTTGCCATTCCGGATTCAGTATCTCAAGTTCTTTAGGTATATCTATTGTTTCCGTCATCTTCGCCATCTCCTTTAAGTTTCAGTGTGTTTATGCGCTGTAATTTCAGCATTATAAAGATCTAAGGGTGGGTATATAGGAGATATGCTGGGATCTCCTTCTAATACCCACCCACTTCCAACTATTTCTGTAATTTTCGTATTGACCTCTGCTTCGGTAGCCCAGAACATTCTCCAAGATTTTGAAGTAAAGTATCCCAGTTCCTGCACTTCAGCACTGCCTCCAACAAGTACAAATTCTGCTTGTCTTAGACGTTTTATTTCAGGACTATCCACTACAAAAGGTCTGCTCATTTATATTTTCCTTATTAGGCTGACCCCTCGAAAATTTCTATCGTCTCTTCAAAATCCGCCCTATCCTCAGCGTTGAGGGTCATGGTCTTACGAATAGTATACTGATTCGCAGATCCGATTTCTGCACTACCGAACAGATCAGAGGTTAGTACATTATCGCACGCATTTCCTGCTGTATTCCCTGTATACTTGATAAACTCGCAAGTAAACGTTTCCCATTCAGTAGACTCTTTTACTACATCCACCCGACGGCACATAAAATCGTCTCCATAAACTTCTGCTCCGCTTGACAGACAATCTACAGCGGCTTTGATTCCTGAGCCGGCGGCGGCTCCAAGATCCAAATATTCACCACGAGCCCAAGGCGCTCCGCCTGCCGGGGAATAACCTTCGATTGTAAGAGTTTCTGCTACACGGAAAACAATAAGCCCATCTGTATAAGTAAGCAGATCGCTACTTCCGGGAACCTCCCCAGGACTGAACGGAATATTGTGAGGGTCCGTTGCTTCTTCGGATCTTTCCCATGTTACTGTTTTAAGGGTTCGTCCGGTCGGATTATCAGCGGAACCCTCGATGCCGTATGTTAATGCATAAGAAGACGGCGCACTTCTTGTTAAGGTTTTTGAATGCTTTAAATCAAAAACTGTGGTTGAAAATCCATCTCTGAACTCTAACTCTTCCATTGTTTGGGAATCTTCGTCTCTCTCAACGTTCCCAGATGCCCCGAATAGCGGAAAACCCATGATATCCTCCTTTTGTAAAGATAAAAAATACTAATAGTTTTATTACGGCAAAATGCCGTCTCTACTCATGTGAAGTAAATAATCAGACCGAAACCCCCGATTTGGGGTTTCGTCTGGAAAATTAAGCATACCCGAATCGTCGAATCTTGGTATTAAACAATAAGGTGTTAAGTCTATGATGTTGGAAGTATCTGCAAAATCATAGAGAGGTATTGTATTATAATTTAACGCTTCTGTAACATAATCAGCAAGCTCAGAAGCGTTGTTCCCATACAGATCGTTTTGTATCTTACTCATTATATTGATTTGTACTCTGATATTGGTGAAGATAGCCCCTTTGAAAGTTAGCCAGAATATAGTGAGCCATAAGTCAGTTCCTTGGGGAACAGCTCCTGCTATCTCCCCATAATTAATAAAACAGCGAGGCGTTGACGGCTCAGTAACTAATTTTAGATGCAGCCATTTATTAAAACTTCTTTTAATATTAAGAAGTTTTGAGTTTGCAGGAAGAGTCATTTCTCTCGACTCCTTATCTTGAATCTATTTTGAAAAATCTGTTTATTGCCAATGCTTCTCTATTGGAGCATCGAATACTTTTTTTGCCCATGAAGGCACTTCCTGATCCATTTCGTCCTGAACTTCTCTAACGAAGCCCATTTCTTTTATTCCTGGATGATTTACATAGGGGGCAAGTACAATATCCCCATCCCACTCAAAACGTAATGCTTTTTTGGTCTTGGGGAAAATCATATGCGGGGCTGTACCGTATTCCACATAATCTATTCTGTCGTGGGGATTTGTTATCTCAAACCCTGTGATAAATCCCATGCTTCTTTCATATTCTATCTCCCATGCATCTCCTGCATGTTCTGTAGTATTTTCATTTCTGGGCGTTACTTTCTGTAATTCTTTTTTCTGTGCTTCTGCATACGCTTTTATTGCGCCTTGTCTAAATCCGTATTTGAAAGTTCTTACCGATTTTTTACAAGCCTCTGAAACATTTTCTACCAGTTTAAACATCTTCGGATTTCTTTCCTATCACTCTGTATTTATTAAAGGCTTTTCTGTCTGTAATAGCAAAGATCTCATACAGATCTGCTCCCTTGCGTATTAAATAGCTTGTCTTTAATCCTATATCTGTTCCAAACAAGAATTTTTGTACGTCAAAACCAAAGCCTGTTCCGTAGATTTCTTTTTCTTTTACAGATACTGGAAATACTAATGCTTTTATATCTTTATCTAAATCCTCTACGCTTCCTTGAATTAATAAATAAGGGTCTCCCGAACCCTGCTCCACTATATCTATTACCGCTCCATATATAGGATAGAGTTGATCAAAACCAGAAGTAAAAAGAGCATCCAAGTCTGTTTGAAGACTCATATTAAAGCCCCTCTTTTTATATAGGGCTTCATTGTAAACAGAACTATAGTACGGGCAGGTGCTCCGGAAGGAGCCATAAGACTGGCACCGGAAACATATTTTGCAGTAAAATCTCCCCGCACAGTCAGCTCCCCGATTTTTAAAGCATCAGGATTGGACTGGGCATAATCGTTTGCTGCAAAATAAACTAATTCTGACTGAGAATCTTTTACTTCCGTAGGTATAGTATCAGAACCGTAAATAGGTTGGCTATCTTCATCCCTGGGGAATTTTAAAGCTTGGGGTACATGATCTTCTTCCCAATTATCTTTATTAGCATCGTCGGCAGAAGATCCTATGATGGGAAAGGAATCCAGGATCTTACAGCCTATTTTGGTAAGCCTTTCTTTTGCGGCGGAACCAAAAGCAGACCAAGCAGTAAGATCATATCCTGTAGTAGCAAGATAAGTGTCTATTTCAGCTACGGTGGCATAGCTATTTGAAGCACTGCCACCGATAGTTGTGATAAGTGCCATACCAGCATCCTTTTAGCCTATTGTTTCACCGAAGTATTGTCCTGGTCGAACCAAAATACAAGCAAATCCCCCGCACTAAGATTCGAAGTCATTGCAATATTATTTGTAGATCCCGCCACAAGGGAACAAACATCAGTTTCTATAGAAAAAGATCCTGTATCTTTTATGTAAGTGGCAGCCAATAGGGTATCGTTGGCTGTAATAGTGGCGGAACCGTCGGTTAGAGTAGAACTGCCAGCGTTTACGCCTGTTGCGAAAGATACCCGCAATCCTTGTAATTCAGTGAGGATATTTTTAAGTCCTGCACCTTGCTGATCTGTAAGCTTGGCCCCGCCCTGTCCAAAATGATTAGCGATTGTTCTCATAATATATTTCCTCCATCATAAATGGAATACCTTCACTCAGTATTTAACTTTACAGGCTTTCTTTTTAAACTCTCAAGCCTTTCTTTTTTAAATTTTTTAGATTTTTTATTCATTTTTATTCTCAGAGCTTCATCTTCATTAGTAGCTTCTACGGTCTTTTCTGTAGTTACTTTTACGGTCTTAAATCTATGCTCTATCTCGAATAAAAAGACACCTTTATCGTCTTTTAAGGTAGCCAGATGTGCAGAAAAACTGGGATGTACATCTTTATATTCAATTCCTCTTTCAAACGCCCACTTTTTATCTGCGTAAATTACCTTAATCTTTTCTCGGCCTATTAATCTTACTATAGGAAGCTTCATCCCCAACACCGTCCTTTATATATTATTCACCAATTCCGGTAATAACCGTCAAGGCATCTTCTGTTTCTGTAGCGATTGCAATCCGGAGAGTTACGACAAATTTAACTACTCTCTCGGAGATGAGCCGTTCGGACTCCATCATAATCTGTCTTTGTACTCCTAAGATCAGATTTTTGGGATCTACAAAAATCATCTTAGTATCTGGAATATGAATATCGTGTTTAATATCTACCCCAAATACCATTACAGGCTTATGTCCTTGTAAAGTATTATCCCCATATCCGGTCTGCCTATCTGCCGTTATATCTCTATATTCCGTCTCATTATCTGGAGAGATATAAAAGTTCATTGCATTACGATTTCTGAGATATTTGGTAGGCATCTCCAAAATAGCTTGTTTAAAAATGTTTTTGCCCACAGCACTATTATCCCCCGCAATGCTTGCGGTATGGGAAGTAGCCATTTGTAAAGCGCCGTCAAATAGTGCAAGATAGGTATCTTCGCTTTCTGTATCCCCAAGCACCAACAGCTCTCCTAAGTCCAAAGCAATTCTTTCTGCAATCATAGCCATAAGAGAATCTTCAAAATTATCTTGTTCTATATTATCTTCCAGAACATCATAGGGAATATGTACTTCTGCGATTGTCTCTTTCGTAGTAAGTGTGATCTTGCCTGTCGTAGGAGCGGATCTATCGGCAGACCCTAAAGCGGTTCCTGACGCTGGAGCGGCTTTAAGAATACGAGAACCAAATCCTATATTTTCTATTATTCTCACCGGGGCATTCATTTTTACGAAACGGACGTCATTTATTAAAGTAGGGGCATCCTGAACATCACGCAAGAATGCATCAGCCTGTTCCGGATTAAGATAACCGCCGTCCGATATTAAATCGGCTACCGTGATCATTGCTTTTTCTACAATTTGTCTTTGGTTCATTTTATCCTCCTAAATATACAGTGAATACGTGTTCTTATTCATAATTACATAGACCCACTAATTCCAGGATGCGTACCTTTTTTAGTGAATAATCCTGAATATACACTTTCTTTTTTTAGTGTATTTGGATTATTGGGATCGTCTATAACGGTTTTAGATACTACAGTACCGGACATTTTTTCCAATTTCTCAGTTACTTCTTTTACAGAAGTCTTTAAATCGTCGATCTCTTTCTCTTTAGCAAGACGCTCGTCTTCTGCCTTCTTAGTAGCAGCTTGAGTCTCTGCACTTTTCGCATCCTCTTCCGCTTTCTGTGTTATTGCTTTCGTAACAACATCAGCGATAATTCCAGTCAGTTCCTCTTTGCTTTCTAATTCAAACATAGTACCCTCCTTGTTTGCTTTTTTAATAGGTATTTGTTTCTGTAACATTTCTATGAATTTAGCGGCTCGTTCTCCCACAGGAGGAGTACCGTTAGATTTTGCTTCTGAAAAGATAGTTTCACAAAAGGATCTGAAATTATCTATGGCTAAAAGAACCGTTTTTTTCATATCCGATTCTTCCATATCCGATTCTTTCATATTACTCTGGGACATAGAACCCGATATAAGATCCATCATTGCGTACATCTCCTCCCAGACGGTCCAAGTGTCCACTTCTTTAATATCTTCTTTTAATACTATTGTCTTAGGGGGATCATTCAGATTTTTTTCATCTTTTTCTTTTTTATCTGCAAGTAAATCATAAGTAATCGCATACACATGATTTTCAGGGTCTATAGCAACAATTGATTTGGTATCAAGAGCACAGGCAGATTTATCGACCTGTTCATAAATAAGATAATTGCCGTCTTCCTTTATTGTATCCTTTCTAAAATCTTTCCCTACTAAAGTTTCAAGATCAGCTTTACTATCTTTTTCAATTCTTATTGCCTGAACTACTTTATTCATCTTCTCCCCCTTATTCCCTTTCACTACCCGAAAGGGAGTATTATTTGCACCATGCCTTACCAAAGATACAAAAGTAACTTCCGGCTCTTTTAAAAAATCTACCGTAGTTTCTTTTGGTACGGTTATAACGTCCTTACTTATTTTTTTCATAGTATTACTCAACAAAATATCTATGGGAATGTTCCATTGCTTTTTCCGTAGCCGAAGTTAATAAGATTGTGTGTTGATGGTTATGGTCAAAAGAAGTATATCCGGAAACTACACCGCCTTTGGAGTCCAATCGGATAACATAGGTATGTTCGTGGGGTTCTACATCTTTCTCCGATGATTGGCCTTCTTCTGTATTACCGGTGGCTAAGGTAACCACATCCACCACTACAGAAACAGGCTGTTTTATGCTGGTGCCATAAAAAGAAAAAGCATTTAACTCTCCAGATTTAACATTTTTCCAGACATCGTCCGGAACCCACACCCCCATAACCCAAGCCCCTTCTGTATATAGAGGATCATCGGGAGTTCGGACTATATAACTCTCGACTACAACAGCTCCGCTTTTTTCGAGATTATGCCCTACATCAATATTATCAAGATAATTATTTTTCAGGAAAGTATGGGCGGCGTATTCTACATCTTCTGGGGTCATTGCTTCCCAATCAGTATCTACCATATTAGGAGCATAAACCTCCCCAAATACTAATTGTTTGTCCTCAACTAAATGTTTAAATACTACTTTAAGAAGTTCTTCTGAAGTTTCGGATTTTGTTGAAGATTTTTTTATTTGGAAGGCCATGACATGCTCTATAATAAATAAATAGGATGCAGGTCAATAAGGTAGGGTATTTTGGTAGAATATAATAGACTAAGGTGTACTATCTGTACTAAAAAATCGAACTAAATCGTCGGAATATACTTTTCTTGCGGGGGATATAGGAAGTTTGCCTTGTTTTTGATAACGTCTTACTGTATGTCGATGCACTCCTAAAATTTGAGACACTTCTGTAAGATTATAGGTGCCTTTCTTGGGCAGTCCAACAGAAGGAAGTATTGTATTTTCAAAATAGTTAGTATTATTTTTGGAATCTGACATTTTATCGAGTTATTGCTCTATTTGTTTTTGGGGGGAGGGGTTCTAATTCAAAAGAATAAAACTCTACCTCCTTTAATTTTTTAGTTCTGCATTTTATTATTTGAGCAGAACCGGGCACATTAGATATAGACAATACCAGTACCCATTCTTTTTGAAGAATATGCTGTACTGTTTTTCCTGGTATAATTTTTTCGATCTTCATAATTAAGATTACCACATAGGCTTGTCAAGCTTCTTTTGTTTTTTGGGCACCTTGTGCCTTCCTTGCCGTATCCTTTTTTCTTCTGCGCTCTCGATACGTTTTTCTGGTACTATATGCTCCAAAATACATTTAGTCATAATATCAATTACCATTTCTGGAGTAATTCCGGTAAGACAATAAACTTCGGGTTTTACACAATCTGTCCATTCTTTGTCTGTTCTTCCCCTACACCCGCCACATTCGAGATCTTCGATTCTAATTGGGTATTCTATAGCATCCGATGCCGGAGAGAAAGGATGCACGCATCCGTATATTACACAAGCTGGAGTACCTACCGCCTTTGCTATATGGGCACAACCCGAATCTATTCCTAAAAACAAACAGCATTCTTTAATCAATGCGGCGGTTTGTTTTATAGGAAGCCCTCTGCAATCTTTGCCTACCCCGGTATATTGAGTTTGGGGGTTCCCTATCTCTAAGATCTCATAGCCTTTCTTTTTGTAATGAGAAGCAACTTTAACAAATCTATCCAACTCCCACTCTTTGCTTTTCCAGGCCCGCCCCGTATGGAATACAATATGTCTCTGGTTCGGTTTTAAAAAGCGTCGGATAGGATTTACATCGTCTTCGGTTAGGTATACTTGTAATTTAGCTTTCTTTAAAGTAACATTGCATTGATTGGCCATAGTTATTATGGCATTTTTTTCCATATCAACTTCATATCTTGGAGTTAAAACAATATCATATTTTTTTAGCTTTGGCTCTCTTCTGACAATCTCATTTATACAAGGGTTCCCTGTGAGGATCCCAGGGCAATCTGTTTCATATACTATATAGGAATTGGGGTATTTATTTTTTAATGCGAACAATATGGGGGTTGTTAATAAAACATCTCCCATAGCTCCCTTTCTTCTAAAAAGAATAGTGGGTTTGTCTGCTTCTATTTTAGATTCAATCGGGCGCTTTCCTGTTACCCATTTACTAAACATTCTGTGCCTACTGGTGTTGTTTTGTTCTGGGGCAGTATGATCTAATTGTTTTTTAGACTTACTGCCGTAGTGTTTAATAGGAAGCTTCACAGTTTTGAGCTTTAGCCCCAATTCTTTAACCCTATAAGATAAATCTGCGTCTTCCCCATAAGCTGGATTAAACTGCATATCAAACCCCTTTAATTCCTGAAACAATTTCCACTTTCCGAATAAGCACCAACCTTCTACGTAGCTCCAATCCTCCTCAATTTTGCTACTGCCTACATGATTAACTGTTTCTTCTGCGTAATCGGGAGCTGCTTTATGGCACATAGTTCCTACTAACCCCACATTCTCTTCTTTGCTTGCCTGCATCAAAATAGGTAGCCAATTGTATCCTTTGATTTTACAATCGTTATTAAGGAAGAGGATATACTCGCACTCAGCTAATTTCAGAGCTTGGTTATTGCCTCCGGAAAATCCTCTGTTCCTCCGGTTTCTTACTATTAAATCCCGCTCCCCAGTCAATACTTCGTCTAAATATTTTAAAGTCCCGTCTTCCGATCCTTGATCGACTACAATTAAATCATACTTATTTCTGTCTGTAAATTTTTTTATGGAATCTATACATATTTTAGTGTAGTGTACCTGATTCCATGCAAGTATTATAATAGCTACTTTATTTTTTTTCTGCTTCATCGTCATTATATCCATATTTAATAGTTCCTACGGCTGATGTTTACTTCCGTGATCCTCAAACTTTTATATTCTTTGCATACTTTATATATTACATCCGCAACTTCTGTCGGGTCACTAAGTTTTTCTCTATTTTCTCTATCTAAGGTCATACCTGTTTTCATTGCTCCGGGATAAATATCAACGACCCTTATATTATGTCTTGTAACATCGAATTGAAGAGCTTTAGAGAATCCTGCTAATCCATGCTTACTTGCGCAATATGCGGTTTCTCCGTCTCCGCCGGCTTTCCCCGCAATAGAATTAATATTAAGTATTAATCCGGATCTTTTTCTTTGGAACAATTTGAATATCCTTGTTGCCAAAAGCATGGGAGCTATTAAATTCGTATTAATTACTTCTTTAACTGTAGCGGAAGATAAATATAAAATTTCCCTATTTACATACATTGCTGCATTATTGATTAATATATCAATATCCCTTGTCTTTGCAATGTCCGTCAGTAGAGCTATTGTGGAATCTACTTGGATATCCCCTTGTATGGTATCGCATACAATTTCATACGCTCCAGTAAGCTTCTTCTGCAAATCCACCAAAGCCATAAGATTTCGGCCATGTAATATCAAATTGTATCCGTTTTTTGCAAATATACAAGACAGTGCTCTACCGAGTCCACCGCTTGCGCCTGTAATAAGTACTGTGCTCATTTGTGCTCCTAAAAAAAAGGCAGCCCCTCCCGCTTCAAGCAAATAATTGAAGGTGTTGCCATTAAATATGAATCAATCATGGCCTTTTCAGTCTCCACCATATTCCGGGGGAAGTACCCAAAAGTATTTTTAAGTAGTCCTACCAGACCTTCTGCGTTCAATGGCCTATGCGTAGGGCCGTGTGTGGGATAATCAGAATTCCCAACCAACATTACGGGTAAGTTTTGCTCATCTATGTCGATTTTAATTTGCTCAAAAGGACGTTCTATTAAAAAAGGAGTGAGCGTATAAACAACTGGTCTTAATCCTTCGATTGCCATTCCCGCAGCGATGCTTATCATACTCTGTTCGCAAAGACCGATATTAAAAAATCTATCTGGAAATTTCTCTACGAACTCATCCATTTCTTGGTATACATCCCCGATCAGGAGGACTATGCGCTCGTCTTTTTCAGCTAATCGTACAATGGTTTTTCCAAACTGACGCCTCATTGTAATTCCTCCATTGCCTGTTTCAGTTCTTCGGGATTCGGAAATTTTGCATGCCATTCCGGGACGTTTTCCATAAAACTAACACCCTTTCCCTTTACTGTGCGTGCGATAATAAATCGGGGCATTTTTTCAATACTCCTTCTCACGCTATCGACAATATCGGCGCAATCGTGTCCATCTGCGGTCGAGGCATTCCAGCCAATTCTTGTTGCTATTCCACCCAAGTCGCCTATCGGAAGTATGTTGCTCAGGAATCCAGATCCCTGTAGTCTATTCCAATCCACGATCACAACGAGATTATCTAATTGATGATGTGTCGCTATAAGAAATGATTCCCATGTTGTTCCTTCTTGGCACTCGCCATCTCCCATAAGTACATAAACTTTCCCTGGTTTCTTAGCGATCTTTTTTGCCATCGCAATTCCTATTGCGGTAGGTAATCCGTGCCCCAGGCTTCCAGTAGTGCTGTGTATTCCATTATGCGGGTCTCGCTTTGGGTGTCCCTCTATAATAGGATTGTATCCCTTTTCCCGCAGAATAACATACAAAGGCCAACAACTATGCCCCTTACTGAGTATAAATTTATCGTCGTCAGTTAAAACATGGTCGTATAAAGCTATTAATATTTCCACCGCAGAGAAACTCCCTCCGAAATGGTATCCCCCATGTTTTAGAGATAATGTTATTGTATCTCTTCTTATTTGTTTTGATCTTGAATTCATTTTTTCCTTATACATAAAAGATTTGTGTAGTTGTTTTTTTCCGGGGTATATATTTTAAGTAATTCTGAAATGTTAACCGGTTTTATTTTTTTCTCTTTTTTGTGCATATTTTCACCTTTAACCCCCAAGCGGATAGGCTATTTCTATATCCGGCCTGTCTGTTTTGTTTGGAAAATCGAGTCCGATTACAGGAAAGTTTACATCTGTTTTTTTTACTCCGGCAACTAAATCTTTTCTAACAAAACTTAGCTCGATCAATGGGGGGAAGCGATATCCTTCACTCCCTATTTCGGATAAAGAATTATTTGCATGTATATGATAAATATAAAAATGTTTATTTAGCTTTTTTAAAGCTCGGTAATACAATTCAAATATTTTGTCGTTGATTTTGTCGTAAACAGATTTGTAAAATTTACTAAAATAGGGAGTTAATATAAAGTGAGGACCTGCAAATCCTGGTCTTTTCATTTGCGAGAAGGTATCAATGCTAACTATATGGAATTCAACTAATAATTGATTGAATTGCGTAAGCACTTCATCTGGCGTAGATAACAAAGCCTCCCACTCATCCCATTCTATATCCATTTTTAATAGTTTTGAACTGCTCACAATATCACCCAGCATTATACTTTGCAGGCTTTCGTGGTTCTGACCAACTCCAAGCTTGAAAAAGGTAAATCTTTTGTGGTCGCAAGGCAAAGAATCTATTGTAGGGTCAAACAACCTTACGTGTGAATTCGGAAATCTGTTTACAAATTCAAGCTCAAAGCCTACATCGTTTTCTACCCCAAAACTATAGACAGTGTTTGTTTTTTCGCATAGTTCTTTCAGTGCCACATATCCACCATCAGATTCATTGCCAATTCTGACTTTGGTTAGATTACAGTCAAAAACTTCGATTTCTTTTAAAAATTTTTGTATGTTTTTCATATGTCTCTCTATGGCGATAATATTGCTCGACCAAGGATTGTCCCAGAACGAAGCAAATCCATAGCCCTATTGATTTCAATGAGATCGTAAAAAACTACATCTTCCTTAAACCCAATAAGTTTTGAGGGATCAAATATTCCTTGGCGGTACAACTCCAAGTATTTCGGAATGTCTGTTGTTGGGTTGGTTTGTCCCCCTTCACTATCTATTAGGGTTTTGCCTTTGAAATGCTGATAGGCATTCTTAAAAACAATATCTTGGTCTGGTTTTGGCTGTCCGACCATTATCGTTTTACCTCCAGCCTTCGTCAGTATATGGGCCATCTCGATGCAATTAATGTTTCCCGTGGTGTCTACACAGACATCGGCGCCATCGCAGGTACCTATAATTTTTTTCACTTCTGAATATGTGGTATTTCTACCCATATTGCAGTTATATATTACGTGAGACGCCCCGCATTCTTTTGCGAGAAACAGTTTATTGTCAGCAATGTCTATCGCTATAATAGGGTTACCCGACACCATCGAAGCGCCTTGAATTACACTCAAACCAACACCGCCACAACCTATTACAACTATAGATTGTCCTATTTTCAATTTTGCCTCATTGTTAATTAAGCCCAACCCTGTAGTAGTACAGCATCCCATTAAAGCAGCTATTTCATAGGGAATGTCGTCTTCTATTTTAGTTAGTCTATTTTCAGAAATTACTGCATAATTATTAAATGTTGTTACAAGCCCTCCTCCAACTAAGGATCCATCTTTTCTTGTATATTTAGGGAACTCGGATTCAATACCCGCTCCAGGTCTCCAGTGTAAGACTACACGATCCCCAGGTTTTACATGTCGTACAGAATTTCCTACATCAACAACTTCTCCTCCGCCCTCATGCCCCAGCAAAAAAGGCAAGAATTCCTTCCTTGTCCCAATTCCCTCCATATGATAAAGCTGTGCTCCGCAGATTCCGCTACAATGTATTCGTACAAGCACTTGTCCACACGTAAGAGAAGGAATCTCTAACTGCTCTACCTCAAGAGGTTTCCCGAATTCCACTACAACTGCTGCATTTGTTTTCATAAAGTTGTTACCCCCTGTTCCTGAATTACCTGCATTGCACATTTCTGTGCAAAATCTATAGCACTTTCAATATTCCCCTTTTTAACGTACTCAACGACAAGTCCCGCCAAAAAAGTATCGCCTGCGCCCGCAATACTTTTAACCTCAACTTCCCCCTCTACTGGATACCTTTTATTCCGATACCTACAACCCATAGGTCCGAGTGTAACTATTAGGCTACTTTTAATAAACTCGCTTTGTCTACTTAATACATGGTGTGTCCTTTCAAACTCAAGTTTATTAATCTTTATAAAATCAATTCCGAAACACCACTCGGAGAGCACTTTATTTGTTTGCATAAATGTTGTACACTCGGCTTCGCTTGCTATAAAAGCTATATCTTCCTCATCTAAAAAACCCTTTCCGTAATCAGAAAGGACAATAGCATCATAGCCTTTAAGCCTTTTTATATCCCGTGTGTATCTGCATCCCACAACATCATTCTCGTCCAGACGCATAAGCATTTGACCCGTCTTATCATCAATATATCTTGTCTTAACGATATTATCCACGCTTTCTATGCTATCACAAGGATATCCAAGTGCTTTGAGGTTGTCGATAACATTGCCCGCCATGCCCCTGTTGGTCGTAGTCCTTAGGGGCAAAAACACAGGCACGGGGGCCTCTGGGCAAATTCTTTCGCAAGAACCATAAACAAAAACATCCGTGCATGTATCCCCAATTACCAGAAGTTTCATATTCTACTCTTTCTCTTTAAGACAAAAAATGTTCCAGCTTCCACCGCCCAACTTGTTCATTTTTGCAGCCATTTCTAAATCTTGAACCAAACCACATAATACAAACTGTTTATGCCACCATTCCCACGGTTTAATTGTGAGACGTCCGGGCTTTCCGTGAGGCAGCTTTTTCAATACTTCTGTCGTCACTATCCCAAACACAAGATGCCCTTTTGTCAGTCGCCTCATAGAATCGATAGCTTTTTTGACATCCTCTTCTACCAAATAAGCCAGTACATTCCATGCAAATACAACATCGTATTGGCCGTTTATGTGAGACAAATCCCGAAGATCCCCTTGTACTATATCGCTTACTATTGCCTTATCAACTGCATATTGAGACAATTCTACACCTTTCACGTCCTCGCCCAGCTCACGAAGGAATTTTACAAACCATCCAACTCCGCATCCAACATCAAGAAAAGTTTTACCGTGAAATCCAGCAGACAGTACCGAGACAACGCCACGAACTACGCCGAGTCCTTTTGCGTGAACATTTATTCTATTTCCTCCCTTTTCTCCGGTTACTCCTTCAAAAAATTCCTCATCAAAATGTGAGACTTTATACTCTGGCTTCTTTGTCATTTTTTTATTCCTTTTTAGTTTCAAAACATTAATAATATTTTTCATCCGCATCAAATATTGTGTGTGCAAGTTCCGCAGGAAAGTCTAATCCTGTCCATTCTTTTAGACCACACAAAGTTCTTTTTGGATTCATAAATAAACAGCTTGTAAATACCATATAAAATCTTCCTGTAAACCCCGTAAACATCTGCCCTATAAACATCCATTCCGCAACCAGATTAGTCCGAGCCTCCAAGAGTACTTTAGCGTGCCCTACATTAAGCTTAGATCGTGTATTACACAGCCAATCCCGAAGGGTTATTATATAGCATGGCCTATATCCTGCTTTTTGAAACTTAGCACCCATATCTAATATGTCCGGCCTGCGGGTTGGATAATGGGGGATACTACGCCTAAAAACTAAATGCTCTGGAGTCTCGTCTAAAATAGATTCTATACTAATACCGTCTTCAAATATAAATCGGTCTAATCTCTGTTTATGCTCATAGTCCCCAACACATCCCGCAGAACAAAAGAGACGGGTCACGACTCTTGTTCCTGAGCTTTCGGGGCCTATTACTATAAATACTTTTTTAATGCGTAACCTCCTTATATTTTGGGTTTAATTTCTTCGATAGCACAAATAAAGAAACTTTCATTATTATCCTTTACGGCATCATAAATTTGCTTTTCGGCCACACCCCAAAAAAACCTACCAAGAAATCCACTGATTCGAGTTCTCTCCAGTTCATCTGGTATTGCTTTCAAATACTCATCCTCTGTCATTGTAAAAATACTTTCTGGATAAGGATTCTCAGGCCACCAATCCGGTCTTTTTTCTTTATCTTTCATATACAACCTTTAATAACTCCTATGGAATAAGAAAGCTATATTTTTTCAGGTAAATTTGCGGGGCCTTTTTTACCTTCGGCAATCTCCCCCCATTCAAAATTTGGAACTTCCATCACGGGAGTTTTGCTTATAACTTCTAACCTACTGACATCTAACCAATGACCTCCAACGAGCTTTCCACTTTTATCCAGACCCGTCGGTCTTACATCTGCCTGGATACATCCGTATAGATCAAAAGACATAGATATCACAATTCCCTTAAAGTCAGAAACTTTGTCTTTTACTTTAAATCCCAATAAACCCAAATGTTTTTTAATAAGCATTTTTACCCCCGTAGTATAGTATTTAATTATCCCCGCAATTAAGCTTCGGCAATCCTATATCCGATAAGATTTTTGAAATAAGACACCAACAGCCTTCCTTTCGTTTAAAATTTTTAAACTCCCCTTTTGTAAATATTTCTTGATTGTAGCTTTCCGCGGGAATATCAGAAATTTCATATTGGTAATTACCGTATTCTGGACGTTTGTCATTAGTCCCATCATTCCATATTTTTAATTCTCCGATCCGTTTTGATTTAGGGTCTCCAAAGGGATGGAAATCAATATGTAATTTTAGCATTTTTGTCTCTTTTTATAGGGTATAGCATCCGCTATACTCATTAAGGATCGGGCTTTAATAATCATTTTTTATCCCCGCAATTCTTACAAATATACTGGAAACCCCCTGCACTTTCCTCAATTAATTTCAAAGTCTTTCCGCATTTAGGGCATCTATGAAATGCCCATATTCCCTTTTCCGCCATATTAATTCCTTTCGTATATAACTTTAGCGTTTTTATAATAAAACTCTCCGGGCTCTATTCCCTGAAATTTCCCAGTTCTACTGCAATAAAAATTACAAGTATCCGCTCTATGGCAGGGCAGTATTATTTTAGGGTGATATTGATGAATACTACGGACATAATTTAATATATTTGCATCAAACCCTAATTCTTTCATGGTCAGGCTGAGTCCTGCATCACAGCTACATTCTCGATATTTTACTAAACCCAAATCTTCTCTTAAAATACCCCCTAAATAAAATAACCAAGAATTTGGAAATTGAGCTCCTGTATATGTCTTATAATCATTTACAGATCTTGTATTCCATCCTCTAAGTAAATGTTGAGTTGTTCGATCATAATTTTTATGCATACACGGGGCCAGTTGCAGATTTCGCACTTCCGTATATACGACTTCTTTATGCTTAATATGCTTTACTATTTCTTCATATGCGAATTCCTGTAAAGGAACTACTCCGACATGATGAATGATTACAAACTCTGTATCGGAAGACATCATATCTAAACAATGGACTTTAGCGTCTAAAAATCCTTCATTCTTCTCTAATCGAAGGTATTTAGCTTTAGGAAGAAACTTTCGGATAATGGGTTCGGGGTCTATATCAGAATGATCATCAATTATGCACACCTCAAAAGGCTCAGAGGTCTTTTGGCGAGAAATTGCATATAATGTGTTCGGCAGATATTTATTTTTGTTATACGTAGCCAGAAAAACTGCTGTCTTCATTCCAATCCAATCAACAAATTATTTGCGATTATATTAATAAATTATTCTATAACTATAGCGACTATATATTTTATATTGATGGTATATTTGGAATCAAGTTTATCAATAAAGCAGACCCAATTTTCGGATTCTTTCTCTTCTATCTGCTTACCCGTGAAAGTCAAACTCGGATTCCCCTCTAAAAGTATTGTTATTTTTTTCATAGTTCTCCTTCTATTTCAATTATACATATTTGTCTACCGTTATAAAATAAAGTTTCTTTGCTGTCTAAAACAGAAAAATCGGGATCTATAATATTAGGCAGGTAGTCTATTAATATATCCCTTATATATTTGCCGGTATACGCCAAAAAACATAATCTCTCATCTCCCTCTATTCTTTTAGTCCTATAAAATTTTGGAGTATTATAGTAAGTCAGGGATAAGATTATCTTATGGCTAACTTTTATGTACCTTTCCAGAAATATTCGCAATCTTTGGTCTATATTCGGGAAAATATCATTAGCTATTACTACATCGTATTCTGAAGGTTTATGTTTATACCAATCATCTCCTACTATAAAATTGGAATCTATGTTATTTCTTCGAGGGATGTCTTTATATTGATCCCCGTATAACGGGTCGATTAATTCATATTTTTGTGTATTTTTAATTAATAAGCGGGTCAGGGAACTGTATCCGCCCCCCACATCTAACATTTTCACGTTAGATGTATTCTGTAAATATTCCCCATACATCAAATTATATACTGCTCTTTTTTGCGGGGAGTCCGCTAACCACATATGAGATTTGGATAAAGAATCAGGAAATACTGAAGTCTCCCGCAATACTTCTAAAATAGGCTTTTCGTATTTATCTACTAAATCTTGAGTTAAAAGAATCATTTATAGCCCCCATATAAAATCTTTAAATTTAAGTCTACTATTTTCCACATATTTTATAATTTTATCTATGTTATAGAAAGCAATAGTATTTTACATTATAGTAAATAAAAAACAGGACACTAAATGAAAATTAAAGCTTCTATTCAATGTGTAAATTGTAATAAAGTCCACCAAGTCAAACTTGAAAAAATGCACACAGGCAATTCACTTAAGTGTTCTTGTGGTACAATAATTGAATTTGAAGGTGATGATATGCGTAAAGTACAAAAAGCATCAGACAACCTCGATAGAATCCTTAAGAACTTTGGAAAGTAAATCCGCATTAGTTGTTAGAAGCTCTATGATTGCCTCATTATTTTTAGATAGTTTATCTATTACCGTGGATACTTCATCTGTAAATCTTACTGTCATATCAATGCTGCCCATAAATAACTCCTTTCCCATTTATTCTATATAATATAAAGCGTAGACTTAGTTGCGGCTTTGTTATGTGATTTTCTCCTCTGTTTCTATAACAGCC